GGGGGGGGGGGGGGTCGTGATCCCGAGCACGCAGAGCGTCGTGGACAGACGGCCCTGGTCGAGATTGAGCCGATCGGCGATGTCCTTGCGACTCATGCCGGAGGCGATGAAGGCGCGCAGCTGTGCCTCGGACGTCGGGGTGGACTTGCGTTTCATGATCTTCCTCTTGGGGTGGTTGAAATGAACACAGCGCAGAAGGACGCCCGCGCCTCGGCGTGGGAACTAAGTGGCGGAAGTGCGCTTCGCCTTACGGCCGCGCTTCCCAGCGCGCAGCGCTCTCTCGGCTGCCTCGGTCTTCGCCAGACGGGCGGCCTCAATGTCAGCGAGGGCGACCTCTCGCGGGGCGGTGAGCGCCTCCGGCACGCGGGCCACGATGATCCGGGCGGTGTCAATGCCCGGGTCTTCCGTGATTCCTCTTTTGATCTTGTAGATCGTTGTCGCCCCGAGCCCCGTCAGGGCTGCGACGTGTTCGATCTGCAGCATCGAGAGCCCTTGAAGGGCCTCGGCTACCTGCTTGGCGGAGGGGATTTCGATGCGCATAGCCCGTAAGATACCGCATTCGGTAACTTCGAGTCAACCACATTCGGTAGGCAATTTTGCTTACCGTGCGCGGATGGCACCGAAAATCAAGAAAGTGCTAGGGGAGAACGCGGTCGCCCTCTCGGCTTATCGCAGTCCCCTGCGACCAAACGAGAAGGGAACCAGCCGGCTGATCAAGCTGGGGCTGACCAACGGGACCGCCCAACGCGTGTTGGACGACGAGAGCGACATTTCGCTGGCGGCGCTCGAGACAATCGCAGGCGGCTTGCGTGTCGATCCATGGCAACTGCTGGTGCCGGACTTCCATCCGGAACGGTTACCGCAACTAGCGGCCGAGACGACTCAGTCCGGCATGGCGAACCAGGTCGCCCGCTGGTTGGACGAAGCACCCCCCGACCAGCGGGAGCAACTGTTCTCCCTGTGGGACTCCGTGCGCGGCCTGGTGGCGCACGGAATGACCGTTCAGATTACAGCCGGGCTTCCCGCCGCGGCGCAACCGGCAGCGGATGGTCCAGCGACCACTGCAAAGCGCGGTCGTAGTCGGTGAAGATGGCATAGCAGACACCATGAGCCGCGTAGCGGGCTGCCTGGGCAAGGAACGGCTGGAACGACCGCTCGGGCGTCACGATGGCGTTCGTGGTGCAGCGGGTGAAGCCCCAGCGCACAGCGGCGGTGTACAGCAACTCGCTATCCTCGGGGGTGATTCGAACTGTGGTGAACCGGAGGTCGTAGAGCACGGCGCGGGCCGGCTTCGCCTTCCACTCTTTCAAGGCGTGAGCTTGCAGTCGCAAGGCCGCCTCCAGGTCAACCTCACCTATGGCGGTCACAAGCAAGAGGCCGCCCTCTCTGACCAGCGTGTACTTCATTCCACCCTCTCTCGTTTTGCAGTCAACCCTGAATGTGCATTTGTGCCATTGGATTTAACGCGGTCGGCATGCCAGACACCAGACAACGTTATCCCTATGATGGTTCCACACCAGCTCAGCAATTGAGCTACCGAGGGCTCGATGAACGCATCTGTTGAGGATTCCTTACCGGTTTTTAACGCTCTATGGCACTGATCAAATGTTCAGAGTGCCGGCGTGAGATCGGCGCGGAGGCGAGGGCATGCCCGCACTGCGGCGCGCCGCTATCGCCGCTCCAGACAGTCGTCCCGCGTAGTGCCGTCGCCGCAGTCGCCTTGATTGGCGTGGCCGTCGTTGCGATCGGAATCTACTCGCTGTGGACACCGTCGCCCGCTGCCGCTGTCGTCGCGGCTCCGGCCAGCGCAGTCGCCCCATCCAAGCCGACCCACTACTACACCTGGCACCGAGGCAACGTCTACGGCTATGAGCTCGAGCAATCCGAGTTCAGCCGCGAACACGGCCAGGCGCCACCGGCCATCACTTACACCTATGAAGGACAGCAAGCCGGGGTCTTCCATCTCCGCCAGTTCAATGGCCGGTACATGGACGTCGTGACCTGCAGCGCCCCGTGCGAGACGGTCAGAATCACCAACGCCCAGATGGACGAGCCACTCAAACTTCGCCCGATGACGCCACTGTGGGCCGCCGTCCAGGACATGCTGGTGGGGCAACTAGAGCCCTAGCAATAGTCGTCGCTAACCTCTGATTGAGCCCGCCAGACGGGCTATTTTTTCGACCGCGCATTTTTCTTACCGAATCCGGTTGACACGTACTTACCGATTACGGTACGCTAACGCATCGGCTCAAGAACACGGCACACCGCCGGAGCCGGGAAGGGGAATGCGATGAGTGCGCAACGACACGCCACCGATGCAGACAGCGAGGCCGCCCGCCTCCATCTGGCCATCCAGGATCTCTGCGAACGCGACATGCTCGGGGAGAACATCTCCGGCGAGGACGTCACCAAGCTCCTGCGCTCGGCCGCCTGTGTGAGGTACCACACGGCGAGGGCTCGCTACGCGGTGAGCCAGTTCGAAGCCCGGCGCGAAGCGGAGATCCGCGCGGCCATCCCGACACTGGCGGCGGCTTGCCATGGCTGACCGCTTCCAAAAGAGCATCGAAGTCCCGCAGCGCCACTCGCATCAGGGCGTCGTCGACTTCACGGCCTTCGGTCGCCAGACCGAGGAGGAAGACGCGGAGCATCCTGAGCGGGCGCAATACGGCCGACTCGCGATCTATACCGGTTGCAGCACAACGCACATCAGCATGACCGAGTCGCAATTGCGTGCGCTTGCGGTGCTGCTGGTCGAGGCTGCCGATTCCTTCGTGACGGAGCCGCAATGAACTGGCTCATCGAACGGATCAAGTGGCTCGTAGCCGGCGAAGAGCTCGCCACGCTGCATCGCTACCGCACCAACCTGCACAGCATCGACCGATGGTTCGCCTCGCATGAGGACATCGTGCAGGTCGCGCGGTGGCTGAAGCAGTACTCCGAGCCGCATGACGATCCGAACGATCCTCCGTCTGGCTGGAGCATCTCCCGGCTGCGCCAGTTCGTCGAGGGCCACAAGGCGGATCAGGAGATCCGTCGCCATGGCTGACCGCACCCCCACGCCCTGGCGCGCGCTGCTGCTGGCCTTCGTCCTCAGCGTCGCCGTGCTCGCCGTTTCCTACCTCGCAGGAGCTGATCTGCCATGACCAAGCAAACGAAGGCTGCCGCAGCGGAAGACGCAGGCGGCAGGGATCTGCCCTCGCTGCGCGACCAGATCGCCATGCATGCCCCGGCGATGCCGGCATGGTGGACGAATGGCTACATGGCGCGTACCGGTTCCAACGTCATCGACGCCCAGGCGCTTGCGACTTGGGCCTACGAGTACGCGGACGCGATGGTTGCGGAGCGTGCCAAGTGATCACGCCCGCCCAACGCGCCGCCTACCACGAGGCCGCCAGCAGCCACAGCATCCCGGCGCTCGTCGCCTGGGTGCTCACGCTGGCCGCGTCCGCCGCTTCGTTCCTCGCCCTCGTGGCGACCCGGAGCGAAGCGTGAACGTCGAGCCGACCTGCGTCTGCCATCTCGTTGCTCGAGGCGGGTGCCGGCAGGGGCGCGCCTGTCCAGTCCGCGAGTCCGAACTCGCCATTGAAGTCCCCCTCACGCCGGAGCAACCGTTTCCCGCACCGAAAGGAAAGCGAATGAAGTACTACCGCCTGTCCTCGTCCGCTGTTACCGGCCGTGCGCCGCGTTCGATGGCTGATGCCTTCGGGTGCGCTTCGAACGACCCGGTGCACCCGATGCCCGACGCCAACCGCACCGTCGGCCGGCGCCTCACCGATGCCATCCGCTTCGCCTGCGGGTTCCTGTCCGACCTCGTCGGCGGGTTCTTCGGGCGCTGATCTTCAACTCCAAGGGGATACCAACATGCAAACCGCCCAAGTCGCGGACATCACCGAACTGGCGCTCGAGCCCCGAGCTGCGCAACCGGTGGCGATCCGCCCCGAGAACATGCCGGCCGCGCGCGACGTGACGCCCGCCGATCTGCTGCGCATCGCCACCCAGAGCGGCGACAACGACATCGCCCGCCTGGAGCGTCTGATGGCGATGGACATCCAGTACCGCGAGCTACAGGAGGCCGACCGCCAACGCGACGCGCGCCTCGCCTTCGAGGCCGACTTCGCCGCCTTCCGCGGCGAGAACGTCATCATTCCGAAGTCCAAGGAAGTGGACCGCGGTCGTGGCGGATCGTTCAAGCAGGCCGAGTTCGACAGCGTCTGCCGCATGCTGTCGCCCGCCCTGTCCAAGCACGGTTTCGGCTTCCGGCACAAGCAGACCTTCGGCAGCAAGACGTTCACCATCGACGGTGTCGAGAAGCAGATCGCCTGGGTCTGGGTGTCGTGCATCCTGTCGCACCGCGCCGGGCATTCCGACTCGCTCGATCTCGATGGCCCGGCCGATGACCAGAGCGTCAACTCGCCGATCCAGAACGCGCAGTCTGCCGCGAGCTACCTCAAGCGCCAGTCCCTGCTCGCCATCACCGGCACCGCGACGGGCGGCGAGGATGACGAGAACCGCGCGAAGCCGCGGGCCAAGAGCGGAGACGCGGCTGCGTCCGATGGCGCGCCCGATCCGCTCGACGCTCTGCGGGATGCCGGCCGCGACGCCTCGATGAACGGCATGGTCGCCCTGACGGCCTGGTGGGCGAAGCTCTCGGCCCGTGAACAGAAGGGGTTGAGCGGCGACTTCGGCGGAATGCGTAAGGCAGCGCGGCAGGCGGATGGGGGTGCGCAATGAGCGAACTCATCATTCGATGCTCGTCCATCGGCTACCTGATGGCCAAGCCCGAGAACGCCGACCTGGATCCGCTGCACGTCACGCCCGAGGTGCAGGCGATCATCGCCAAGACCAAGCGCAGCGAGGAAGAGAAGTCCGTCCTGGAGGACGTCCGCCGCAAGAGCCTGTCGGCTGGTGGCAAGACCCACGTCCGCAAGCTGGTGCGTGAAGCGATCTACGGCTACGAGCCGGGCGAGATCGAGACGCGCCCGATCCTCAAGGGCCGCGCAGTCGAATCCGACTGCATCGCCATGCTGGCGCGCCTGACCGGTCGCCCGCTAGTCAAGAACACCGAGCGCCGCAACAACGGCACGATCTCCGGCGAGTGCGACATCTTCGATGCGCCGATCCGGCATGGCCGTGACATCAAGGCCCCCTACTCCATGGAGTCGATGCCGATCGTCCTGGCCGACTGCTACGACTCGGGCTACGAATGGCAGATGCGCGGCTACATGATGCTGTGGGACGCCGAGACCTGGAGTGTGGACTACGTTCTCGTCAGCACTCCCGAGGAACTGGTCGGCTTCGAACCCCCGCATCTCCACTTCGTGGACCACATCCCCGAGGCCCATCGCTGGACGACGTGGCTGGTGGAGCGCGACCGCGCGCTCGAGTCGCTGATCGCCGACAAGGTTGCTGCTGCCCGCCGGTACTACCGCGAGGTCGTCAACGAGTTCGACCGCGAGCACAACGGCAAGCAGCCGGCAACGCTTCCCTGGGAAGACCTGCCCGGCCAGCCGAGTCAGCCCGTCGCCCCGGCCGCCACGCCAGCACCTCGCCCCGCTGCTCCGCGCGCTGCTGCGCCGGTCGCACTCCCGGACTTCTTCTGAAGGGAACACCATGTTCGACCAACTGTACGAATCCGAGGCCGCTGCGCCCGCCGAAGTCGCCGTCACTGTCGCCACCCCGGCCGCGCCCGCCGCCGTCGTCACCAGCATCAAGGCCGCCGTCCTGGCCCAGTTCAAGGCCACCGAGCCCGTCCTGCAGGCGCTCGTGACCCGCTACGAGAACGTCGCGATCGACTGCTCCACGCCCAAGGGCCTGGCGGCGGCGAAGGAAGCCCGCCACGACCTGCGCGAGAACGGCCGGTTCGTCGTCCAGCGCGCCGAGAAGGCGATCAAGGACGAGGTCAACGGCCTGAAGACCGTCATCGCCAGCGAGGCCGAGCGACTCATCGCCATCGTCCAGCCGACGGAGAGCCTGTACGACGATGCCATCAAGGCCCGCGAGGCCGAACTCGCCGCCGAAAAGGCCGAGCGTGAGCGCAAGGAAGCCGAGCGTGTCGCTGCCCATCGGGCCAACATCACACGCCTCGCCGGCTACGCCATCCAGGCGCAGGGCCGCACCTCCGAGCAGATCCTGACCGTCATCAACGGCGTGGCCGGCATTGACATCATCCCCGAGCAGTGGGAAGAGTTCGCCGTCGGCGCCGAGATCCAGAAGGCGGAGACGCTCGAAGCGCTGCAAGTCCTGTTCGACGCCACCAAGCGCGCCGAGGACGAGGCTGCCGCCCATGAGGCGCAGCGCATCGAGAACGAGCGCAAGGCCGCCGAGCTGGCTGCGCGCGAAGCGGAGATGGCGGCCAAGCAAGCCGAGCTCGACGCCAAGCTCGCGGCCATCGCGGCGGCGGAGCAGGCCAAGGCCGACGAGGAGTCCGCCCACGCCGCGCGTGTCGCCCAGAGGTACGTCAATCTCGCGCAACAACAAGCCGAGGACGAGGCGAACGCCCACGCCGCCGAAGCCAGTGCCGCGCTGATCGCGGAGAAGGCCGAGGAAGCCGCCGACGACCTGAGCCAGGACGCCATGCCGGACCAACTCAGCGACGACGCCCTCGCCGCCATGCCGTCGATCGCCGACGCCGTTCTGCCCGTCGACCGCCCCGCTGCCGTCCCGCTCGACATGGATGAGGTCGCCAACCAAGCGTGGCACTTCTCCGGCCGCATGACCGTCTCGACCGGCGTGTTGCTCCCGACCGAGTCGCCGATCCAGTTCGCCGAACGTCCGGCCGCGTCCAACGAGCCCACGCTGACGCTCGGCGCGCTCAACGCACGGTTCGGCGTCTTCAGCATCAACGCCGAAGGCCTGGCGGCTCTCGGCTTCCAACCGATCGCCACCAAGAAGGCCGCCAAGCTGTATTCAGAAGCTCAGTTCCTCGCCATCGCTGACGCCATCGTGGAGCGCATCGGCGAGATCGTCTGCGCCTGTGAGTCCTAACCCTTTCCGGCGGCAGCCCTGGCCGGCGGTCGCTGCGCGGCTTAAGTCCTCCCCCTTCCAAGCACCGCAGCGTTTCCTGGCCACCCCAAGGGCTGCCGCCTCTTTCCTTATCCCACCACCAGAAAGGCACCCATGACCACCAAGACCGAAATCAAGCCCCTCGCGCTCGCGGCCGTTGCCGCACTGGCGCTGGGTTCGCCGCTCGAGGGCGGCACGTTCCAAGGCATCCTGACGCTGCCCAGCGGCGTGCATGTCGCTGTCGTGCTGCTGGCCGACAAGCCCGGCAAGGATCTGAACTGGGCCGACGCGAAGAAGTGGGCCGAGAGCGTCGACGGCGAGCTGCCGGCGCGCCCGGCCGCGGCCATGCTCTTCGCCAACGCGAAGGACCAGTTCGAGAAGGACTGGCACTGGACGTCCGAGGCCTACATCGGCTCGGGCGCCTGGATGCAGTTCTTCCACTACGGCGACCAGTACTGGGACTACGTCAACTTCAAGAACTGCGCTCGGGCCGTCCGCATGATTCCTTTGGTCCTTTGATCCTTTCGAAGGAGCCAACGCATCATGACCACGATCACCCTCGAGGATCTCAAGTCCGACCAGGTGCGCCTGGCCGAGAAGATCGCCGCCTTCGAACGCGCGCGGCCACGCGTCATCACCGTGGCCGCGGCATCGATCTCGCTGGCCGAAGGCGAGACCTACGCCGGCCTGATCCTGAACGACGACGGAACGCCGGCGCACCACCTGGTGCTCCTGCCCGGCGAAACCGAGGCGAACTGGGCCGCCGCCAAGACGTGGGCGGCCAAGGCCGGCGGCGAGCTGCCGACGCGGCGCGAGCAGTCGCTGCTGTTCGCCAACGCCAAGGACGGCTTCCAGGCGCGCTACTACTGGTCGAGCGAAGCGCACGAGAACGGCTCGGACGCCTGGATGCAGGGCTTCGACTACGGCTACCAGGGCTGGGACGGCGTCGGCTACGAGGGCTGCGCTCGGGCCGTCCGCAGAGTTTCCGCTTGATCCTTCAATCCTTTTGAGGAACTGAGCCATGGCCCTCCACCATGACTTGCCGATCTACCGCACGGGTACCCAGCTGCTGACGCTGGCCGTGCGCGCGCAGGAACAGATGCCGCGAGGCGTCAAGCGTAGCCTGGGCGAGAAGATCAGCCAGCACTGCATCGACATGCTCGACGAGATGGCGCTCGCCAACGCGACCAAGCGCGGAGAGCGGGCGCGCCACGTCGAGAACCTGCTGTCCCACCAGCGCACGCTGACCGTGCTGCTGCGCGTGAGCCACGACAACCGCTACGTGGCCACGAAGGTGTGGGCGGACGCGGTGCAGCTCCTGGACAGCATCGGCAAGCAAGGTGGTGGGTGGCTCAAGTCCGCAGCGAACGGGGCGCCTGCAGCATGACAGTCAAGGCTCTCATGCCCGTGCGCATGAATCTGGTCGCGCCGCTGGCTCACGAGGCCACCGCCACGCACACACTCGGGAACCGGCTGGCGCGTCCAGCTCTGTCCGGTGCAGTTTCCGGGCTGATCGGCGACAGCCTTCGGCTTGGCGACGTCGATAGCGCGACTCTGGCTCGAACGCCTGGATGCAGAACTTCAACAACGGCAACCAGGACTGGAACAACGTCAACAACAAGAACTGCGCTCGGGCCGTCCGCAGATCCAAACCTGTTCTCCTCCCTGGTCCGGGCCTACCTGGACTGCCGGCGCACGAAGCGCAACAGCGCGAGCGCCCTCGCATTCGAGGCCCACCTAGAGCGAGAGCTGTGCGACCTGCACGAGGATCTGGTCTCAGGCGCCTACCGGCCTGGGCGATCGACGTGCTTCGTCGCGCGGCGTCCAAAGCCACGCGAGATCTGGGCGGCCGGCTTCCGCGATCGGGTGGTGCACCACCTCCTCTACAACCAGATCTCGCCCCGCTTCTACGCCTCGTTCGTGGCAGACAGTTGCGCGTGCATTCCCGGCCGCGGCACACTGTACGCGGCACGTCGCCTTGAGCACCAAGCGCGCGGCGTCACGCGCAACTGGAGTCTGCCCGCGTTCTACCTGAAGTGTGACCTGGCCAACTTCTTCGTGGCCATCGACAAGCGCGTGTTATGCGAGCAGCTCGTGCCGCGCATTGATGGCGAATGGTGGCAGGTGCTGGCCGAGACGATCTTGTTCCATGATCCGCGCGAGGACGTCGAGGTGCGCTCGCCGCCGGCGGTCATGCGCCTGGTGCCACCACACAAGAGCCTGTTCAACGCGCCGGCGGACACGGGCCTGCCGATCGGCAATCTGTCGTCACAGTTCTTCGCCAACGTTCACCTCGACGCGCTCGACCAATTCGTCAAGCACCGGCTGCGGGCGCCGCGATACGTGCGCTACGTCGATGACTTCGTGTTGTTGCATGAGTCAAGCGCCGCGCTGGTCGAATGGCTGGGCCGAATTGCCGAGTTCTTGCCTGCTCGGCTCGGCGCGCGCCTGAATGTGCGCAAGACCGTCCTGCAGCCGGTAGACCGTGGCGTCGACTTCGTGGGCCACGTCATCAAGCCGTGGCGACGCGTGCCGCGCACCAATGCGCTGCCCAATGCGTTGCGTCGCCTGGAGGCAACCGCGGACGTGGACTACCCAGCCGCCATCAACAGCTATTTCGGCCTGATGCGTCAGTCGCCGGCCAGCCATGCGCTGCGATCGCGCCTGGCCAACGTAGCTCGCAAGCGCGGGTTCACGGTCAATGCCGATTGCACCAAGGTCTATCGCAAGGCGGCAAACCAATGATGCCGCCGATCTTCACTCAGCGCGCCATTGATGGCTGGTCCGCCGCCTGGTACTGGCTCCATGTCGAGGCTTGCCGTAAGGGCTCGTTCATCGCCATGCCGGTCGACCGCCAGCCGTGGCCCGCCGAGATCGAGTGGTTCGACATCCCCGCCGCGCAACTGCCGGCACAGCAGGAACTTTTTGCATGAACCCCCGCACCACCTCCAGCTACTACGCCCGCGAGGCCGCTGCAGCCAGCCGCGAGCGTGGCGCCGCCATGGCCGAGGCGAGCCTCTTCCGCAGCTTGCTGGCCGAGACGGACGCTACCCTCCGCGCCGGAGCCAACCGATCCGAGGACCTCATCGAGCGCACGCGCGCTGCACTCGCTGGTGAGGCCCGCAGGCCCATGACCGTCAGCGAAGTCGTCCAGGCAGCCGCTGATCGTCTCGAGCGCGAATCCAAGGAACGCGCGCAATGAGCCGCATCGAGTTCAAGGATCTGACGCGCAGGGAGTACGTCTACGTGCTGGTCTGCCTCGTCATCCTGTCGGCCATCGCCGCCTGCATCCTCCTGACGCAGCACGAGCGCGACGCCGAGTGGATCAAGTTCCGCGCCGAGCACCACTGCCGGGCCGTCGCCCACCACGATTCGCCCGAGGGTCCGAGCATCGGCATCGGCAGCACCACCTGGGCTTGCGATGACGGCAGTACCTACGTGAAAAGCGACGACTGACATCGATCAGCCGCCTGAGCTGCTGATCCCCCTTACCAACTGGAGAACGAGATGAACGACTTTCTGATTTACGCCGCTCGCCTGCAAGACGCTGGCGTTTCCAGCCTCTGGGTGAGCCTGGGATCGAACAAGGAGCGCACGCGACTGATGCACGTCTCGCCGGATTCCACGACGCCGGCCGGATTGGCGGCCGCGGCCAAGTACCCGACGCGGACGTTCGAACTCGACGGAACGGATCGCCTGCTGCAGGAGCTGAAGGACGACATGGTTTTCGGGGAAGGCGGCCCCACGCCCGAGAAGCTGGAAGCCGCGATCAAGCGTCATCCGCTGGCGGCCGACGACCTGCGCGAGTTCTTCGCCGAGTGGAAGCCGATGGATGACGAGGACTACGAACCGACTGCCGAGGAAATGGCCGACATCGAGGCTTCGGCTAAGCGCCACATGTCGTTCGTGCGGGGTCTGATGCGCGGCCTCGACTCCAACCGGGAAAAAGACGCTCGCGCCGCCTAACCCCACCCCAGGAGACAACGAGATGAGCGAGAAGCATACGGCGGGGCGGGCGTGACGGCCTACTACAACGAGATCGATCCCTACGCCGCCGCATGGCTGCGCAACCTGATCGACGCCGGCCACATCGCGCCTGGCGTTGTCGATGAACGGAGCATCGAGGATGTTTTCCCCGACGACCTGCGAGGATTCACGCAGTGCCACTTCTTCGCCGGCATCGGCGGCTGGTCGCTTGCGCTGCGAATGGCCGGGTGGGACGACACGCGACCTGTTTGGACCGGCTCCTGCCCTTGCCAACCTTTCAGCGTCCAAGGCAAGAAGTCTGGGTTTGCTGACGAGCGGCACCTATGGCCGGCCTTCTTCCATCTCATCGAGCAGTGCCGCCCTGCAATCGTCTTTGGAGAGCAGGTTGCGAGTTCTGCTGACTGGCTCGCACTTGTGCAAAGTGATCTGGAAGCCGTGGGTTTCGCCTTTGGGGCGATCCCAATCGAAGCCGCGAGCGCTGGTGCCCCGCATCGACGTGACCGCCTCTGGTGGGTTGCTTCCGACACCGAGCGGAACGAGCAATCACGGCAAGAACCATGTGTCGGGCCGGATCGACGAATGGGGCGGCTCGAGCAACTACTTCCGTGGAACGCCGGATGGCAACAAGCACTTGCCAGGTTTCGAGTTGTGGACGATGGGATTCCCCGATGCGTGGCGGCAACTGATGCCGCCCGCAATGCCATCGTCCCGCAGGTCGCGGCGCGATTCATTCAAGCAACACTGCAAGGGGTGAGCCCATGAAGAAACAGCGCAAGCTAAAGCAGCATGAGCATTATTGGACGCAGGGAGTGACTCACTGGGTATGCGCCGACTGCACAAAGCGCGTGCTTTTCACGTACCCATACAAGGCGCCGCCAGAAAAGGAGCAATCCGCATGACCATAGAAGTGTCGAGGCTGGCCGAAGAGGTCAAGGCGGCGCAGGTGGTCATCGGGGACGAGACCGTCAACTACGGCCGGAACCATGAGCGCACGATCGCGGCGCGCATCGCGTTCCACATGACTGTCGACCGCCTTGCTGCTGCGGCATCCGCCCCGGTGACTGCCGGTATGTGCCTGCAAACCCTTTGCACGGCCGACGCCACTCGCCTCCTTGCCGAATCGCAGGCACACAACGCCAAGCTGGAGGCGCAAGTGGAGCGGTTGCGGGACGTTGCAACCGGCAAGATCAAGCATGTCTTCAACGGTCTGTGCCCGGATGAAATTGAAGGCCCCGACGTGCGCGATCCCGATTGCGTCGCCTGCCAAATTCTCGACGCCGCCCTCAAGCCCTGAAGGAAGCACCAATGACCGAGAAGACCATCAAAGACCTGATCGAAGACTACCGGCGAGCCGTTGTAGCGCTTGAGCGTGATGGTGGCGTAGCGACCGCCGAATGCGTCGAGATTGCGCAGTCAAAGCTGGAAGCCGGCCTCCGCGCCCGCCAGGCTCCTGCCCCCGTCGAAGTGTCGAAGTTGATCCCCGAGCTTGCTGCCGCCGGCTGGATGCTCGTTCCGACTGTCGCCACGACCAAGCAGCGACTGGCAATGGCGAAAGCGGACGGCGAAAGCGGCGATCGATACAGGAACATGGCTGCGGCGTTCATCAGTGCCGCCCCCGTACCGCCGAACACGATCCTCGCCTCCATGGCATCCACCCCGGTGGGTGAAGTGCCGACCTGCGTTGGTGATACCCGGTTTGAAGGCTGGCTCGGTTGTCACGAGCCCGACCGCCGGGATGGCCGGAGGCCGGCGTACACCAAACAGGACATGCGCGACGCATATTGGGCTGGCTACACCGAGCGCGCCGCTTCTCCTGCGCCTGCTGCTTCCAAGGGAGCCGAGGCGGCGGACGATCCCGAGTTGCTCGCACTGGCTGAACGGGCGGTAGAGGCGATGGCCAAGCGCACGCCCGAAGAGGCAAGCGCGGGCTTTGCCTCATGGATCATGGGGCCCGGCGGCAGCGAAGGCACGACCAGCACGCCGCCCCCCGAGCCCGAGGCACAGAAGGCGGTGGAACCAATCGACATGGTGCTGCACTGCCCCGCGTGCGGCCTGCAGCACATCGATGCGCCGGAAGCCGATGGCCAAGTGCCGTTCGGCGAGGAACGCTGGACGAACCCGCCGCACCACTCGCACCTGTGCCACGGCTGCGGCCACATCTGGCGACCCGCCGATGTGCCGACCAACGGTGTCGCCGCAATCAAAACGCGCGGCCAAAACGACAGCCCCTCTCCCGCAGCGAGCATGGAAGTGCAGGGGCTGACGGTCAAGGAGATCATCCAGCTCTGGGCGCATCGCTCGGATGGGCCGGACAACGCGGAAATCGTCTCCTATGCCGAAGACATCACCCGCGCTCTCGCCGCGAAGAACGGCTGGCGGCTCGGAGAAGGCCGTGGCTGAGCGCGTTCTGCACCTGCCGCTCAAGCGCGAGTATTTCGAGGCGATCAAGGCCGGCGACAAGGCCTATGAGTACCGGCTCTGCACGGACTTCTGGCGCAAGCGCCTGGAGGGCAAGACCTTCGATCGCATCGAGCTGACGATGGGCTATCCGGCCGCAGACGACGCCGAACGCCGCATCAGCCGTCCGTGGCGCGGCATGCGGTGCGAGCAGATCACGCATCCTCACTTTGGCGGCAAGCCGGTCGAGGTCTACGCGATCAAGGTCAACCTTTCGATGGAGGAAGCGCGTCATGAAGACGACACCGACAACTGGTGGTGAGGCCGTGGCTGAGCAACTTCCAACCCTGCTGCCGTGCCCGTTCTGCGGCTCATTGAGTCTCAAGGTCTACATGAACGCGCCGTCGAGCGATCAAACGCCGTGGCCGCATGTCGCTTGCCTGGAGTGCGGTTGCGGCCAATCGTCCGCCGACAAGTGGAACCGTCGCCCCCCCCACGCACCAGCTCAATCAGCGCTGGACGAGTTGCAACTGCGGGCCGTCGAAGCCGAGACGAATCTGGAGGACTACAAGCGCAGCTTCTATGGCGCGTTCGCCGACGCAGCCGAGCTGCGCAGGGAAGTCGAGCGCATGACCCAAGCCGGTGTTGACATCAGCATTGCCTGGCAGGAAGCGAATACGAAGGTCAATGCTCTGATGGCGGAAGTCGAAGCCTTGCGGGCGGATCGGGACAGGCTGCACGAGGCGTTGGCGTCTGTCGCCAGCATCTGCAACGAGACACGCGCCGCTCGCGATCTTCAGCCTCGCATGACCGAAATCCGCGGAATAGCCCGCGCCGCCATCGACACCGCCCGGGCTTCGACTGACGAGGGGGTTGGGAAGTGAGCAACTATCACTGCTTCAAGTGTGGCAACGGAAGCGAGAACTGCCGCTGCTTTATCGGCCGCATCGAATTCCAACAGATTCCGAAGCGCCCGGCGCCGCAGTACGGCCAGACTGATCGGCTGATCGATGAGGAAGTCCTGCGCCGAATCGTGCGTGAGGAAGTCCGGAAAGCCCTGAAGGAATCAACGTGAGCAACCAAGCAACAAGGCTGGCCGAGGAACTGCGTGACGCGTGCATGAAGATTCGCGTCAAGGCGTCGATCCCGCTGTCATCGCTCATTCCACTGATGCAGCGGGCGGCCGATCTTCTCGACTTGCAGGTACAGCCTGCGGTGAGCGAAGAGGCGGGCAAGTACGACGGCACTTGGTCGGTCTTCAACTCCGGTGGCGCGTGCGTGATTGAGAACGTGACGTTCGATCTTGCGGCCGACTATATGACCGCAGACCGATTCGCCAGGGGCTGGAACATGGTGAGCTGCGTCAACATCACGACGATGGAGCAACTCGCCCGCGCTCAGTCATCCAAGGGTGACGAGGGGATGCAACATGAATGAGTTCACGCGCAAGGGCATGCAACTGGCTGAGAAGATGATGCGCGATAGCTGGGCGACCGGCGACGACGCAGCTTGGCAACCTGCCCGATCCGCTCTCCTTGCTCACCTTGAAGGGGGTGAGCAGAAGTGGCTGCTGATTGAGACGGCGCCGAAGGATGGGACGTCTGTGCTTCTCGGCAGGTTCGCGCCCGGCAAGGATCGCGATGGGCTCCAAAAGGTCGATTGGTGGCGTACATCAATTGAAAAGCATGGCTTCACTGGTTTTGGGCACTTCAATGCCACGTACTGGCCTGCAACCCACTGGATGCCCCTCCCCGCCACTCCTACTGAGGAAGCAAGCAAATGAGCGACAGCCAAGTCTTGAAGAAGGTCTTGGAAGCAGAGGCGGCTTTCCCGCTTAGCCGGGCTGAGCTGTTGCGCATCCTTTCATACGACGGAGAAACTGGACTCTTCCATTGGATGGAACGCAGGAGTTCGAATGCGCCCGCTGGCTCAGTCGCTGGCTCTAACGTTCGTGGTTACACCAATATTTCGGTGGCAGGCGCAAAGGTGAGAGCCCATCGATTGGCATGGCTGTATGTGTACGGGGAGTGGCCGAAAGGATTCATTGACCACATCAACGGGGTTCGGAATGACAACCGAATTGAGAACCTGCGGCTAGTCAATTTCTCGGAGAACATGCAGAACCAGAGGAAGGTTCGTGCGGACAGCAAGACTGGCTTGATGGGAGTTCAATGGAACAAGAGGAAGAGTGTCTTCATCGCTCGCATCAAGTTCAATGGCAAGTGCCACTACCTTGGTCAGTTTCCAAGCAAGGAAGCTGCTGCAGCGGCATATCTGCAGGCTAAACGCGAGGTGCATCCCACATGTTCAATCTGACACCAGAGCAATACGCCATCTTGCGGCGACAAATCCTTGAGGAGGCTGCGAAGCTGTGCGATGACAACGCGAACGAATGGCACGGCCAGGACGGCAAATATGCCTGCGAGGACTCGGCAAATCGCATCCGCGCGCTGGCTGATGAGGGGGTGGCTTGATGGAAGCAAGAAACTTCGATGTTGCTGCGCTCGCTGGCATGGCGCATTCGCGAATCCGCAACTATGCGCTGCCCGGCCTGACAAGCAGCCTGATAGGCGGCCGAGGGCACGGCTGCATCCGACTGTTCGAATGCAGTCGTGACCATCAGGAGGAGATCACTCCGCACAGCCACAGGTTCGACTTTCAGTGCTGGGTTCTGGCCGGCGAGGTGCGAAACCGAGTCTGGCGTCAGTCCTACGAGGCCAACCGATCAGCGGATCACTTCATGCGATCTGTCCTAACCTACGGTGGTGCTTGCGGCGAATACACCGTGAGCCGCGCAGGCGTAGAGCGGTTCATCTACCAGGACACCACCTACTCGGCCGGCGAGTGCTACTCCATGACTGCGCAAGAGATCCACTCAATTCACTTCTCACGCGGCGCGCGCGTCCTGTTCTTCGAAGGGCCGAGCAAGCGGAACGACTCGGTGATCCTTGAGCCGTTTGTTGACGGTGAAATCGTCGAGACGTTTGAAGTGAAGCCGTGGATGTTCAAGCGGGATGCTGATGAGGGGGTGAAGCCGTGCTGACCGTCCCCGCCGAGGAACTCGTCGAGATCACCGGCTACCGCCAGCCGGCCGCCCAGCTCCGCTACCTGCACGAGCGCGGCTTCTGGCGAGCTTACCGGCTGCCGATCAGTGGCGCCGTCAAGCTCGAACGCGCACACTACGAGGCCGTCTGCGCCGGGGTCGATGTTGCCCCCGCCAAGACACGGCGACAGCCACAACTTCGTTCCGCATGACCCGCACCGAGCTTCCGAAGCGCGTCTATGTCAAGCATGGGCGCTACTACTACGTGACGCCGGCCGGTAAGTGGATCGGCTTGTCGCGCGAGAACGACGGTATCCCGGCGATGCTGCGGGCGTTGGCGCGCGTCATGGACACCGAAGTCCGCGGCGACATGATGCCAGCCGTGATAACGCGCTGGGTCGACCAAAAGCGCGATGACTGGAGCACGAAGCAGGCCGCCGACCAGGAGCGAATCGCGGGGAAGATGGCTGCGGCCATGGTTGAGTTTCAGCCGAGCCAGGTGACGACTCCCGTCGCTGCGGCCTACCTGCGCAAGTACCGCGACAAGCCGCGCACCCACAACCTGCACCGCACCATGCTCCGCGGCGTGCTGGCGTTTGCCGCCATCGAGGGTCTTCGCGAGGGCTTCAACCCAGTCGACAACATCCCGCCGATGAAGCTGTCGCGGCGCATCCGCATCGTCACGGACGATGAGATCAAGGCCATGCGCGCCGCGGCGCTGCAGCAGTCCCGCAACGGTGAGGCACTGGTGCAGATGATCGACTTGGCGATGCTGACCGGCCAGCGCATCAGCGACGTCATCAAGATGCGTTGGCAGGACGTGGACGACGCGCGCGGGATCTACGTGACGCAGAAGAAGTCGCAAGGCCGAGTGCGACTCCTGATTGAGTGGTCGCCCGAACTCCGGGCCGCCGTCGAGGCATGCGCCGCCGGCCGCGACAAGATCGGTCACCTTCTGAAGACACAGAGCGGGCGCGGCTACCGGTATTCGGGCATCCGCTCGGCCTGGGTGCGCGCTGCGGCGAGGGCGGGCATCGAAGACCTGAATATCCACGATCTCCGCGGCCGGGCCGGCGTTGACGCGATGGGCGACGACGAGGACATCGGAGCGGCTCAAAAGCTGCTCGGTCACAGCACCGAGGCCATGACCCGCGACTACGTCGAAGGCAAGTTCGCCAAGCGGGCGAAGCCAGCCAAGTAGGGGAGATTGGCCCGCCCAGCAGGATTCGAACCTGCAACCACCGGCTTAGAAGGCCGGTGCACTATCCGGTTGTGCTATGGGCGGAAATTAGACAGACCGCCCATTATTAGACACTCGTCATAGGGTGAGCATATGCTTAGAAGGCAGGCGCGCGATCCAGCATTCATGCGGCTTTGCGGCCGATGTGTCTAAGCCGGGAAGACTAAAAAGGCTGGTGATTTCACCAGGGCGCACAGCGCATCGTTAGACGGCTTTCAGCCCATCAGTTCCATGCCCACAATCCGCCTCGCCGCCGACGCCGACCTACGCCAGATCACCAGCCAGCACCTGGAGCCGGTCTTCGCCCTGCCCTGGCTCTACATCCCGGACGACGAGCCGGGGATGATGAAGTCGTGGGGCGTGGCGCGCTCCGACGGGGATGCCAGCGTGGCGTTCTGGGCCCGGCAGCACCCGGACGCGCTGGTGGCGCCGAGGTTCCAGGGATCGCGGGTCGAGCGGGCCGAGCTGCTGTATCACGGGGCCGAGCCGGCAGCGGAAGGGCTTTAGCCCCTTTTATCCGCCGCGGATAATCAGGCTTCAAGCATCTCCGAACGAGCGAGTCAAGCGCCGTGCGCGATCGCCTCTTGCGCGGCTTGCACCAGAAAGCCGGAGCGCGACATGCCGCGGCTCTTGGCGTGCTCGTCGATCTTCACGAGTACACGGCCTGGCACCGTGATGTTGATCTTTTCGGCTGGACCGAACAGGCGCTCGATCGGGGCGTCAACAATCCCCCACGTCCAGCCCTCAAAGTCTTTGGCGTGCCGCTCCATCACGTCGACCAACGACATGGCTGCGGGCATGTCCTTGCCATCTTCTGCCAGCACCTCGCAGAAGGCTTCGATCGCCTCGATGGCGTTATCGAACGCCTCCTCGAGCGTGTCGCCCGCAGAGAAGCACCCCGGCAGAGCCGGAACCACGACGCCAAATGCCGTGGTTTCCGAGCCGGGCTCGATTGCGATCAGGAACTTCATACCTACCTCTACTCACCCTATGACGGGGGGTGGCCCCGCGGCCTCAACTGAGGCCGGCTTGCTTGCGTAGCTTGTGCACCAATCCGACGCCGAGGTCTTTCTTGGGGTGTGGGACGCTGATGTGACCCGGCTTAGTGGGATGGCTGAAAACGTGGTGGCTGCCCTTGACGCCCCGCAGCTTCCAGCCGTCGGCTTCCAGGTCTTTGATCAGGTCTGCGCTGCGCATGGTGGTTACTATAACCACTCGCGGTGGGTATTGTCAACACCAAACGAAAAAAGACCGGCCCAGCCAACCGTGAGGTCAGCCGGGCCGGTAAGCTCCTGCTCAGAATTCCGTAAAGAGTCTTTACTCTTTTGGGCGAGGTGTGCTACTGTGCCGAAATCGTAGTCATGAACCCGGATACGTTACGGGGCTGCCGGTCTGCGCAGGCCGGAGGGTTGGCGTCGCGCCCCGCATGACACGCGAAGAGGGCTGCCATGCATGGCAGCCCTCGGACTTTGTGGCCTGCGTCAGGCGACGCGCAGGCGCTCGAGTCGCGCCGTCACCCACTCTGCGAAGCGCCGGATCTTGGCGCCCAAGCCCATGCGAATCAGAGCCGAGCGCAGCACGGAGATGGCCGTGTAGACGCAGCCGCCCCAGAAGTTGCTCGATGCAGTCATGTGGCCGCCAGGACTCATGAGCGGGATCAGGAAGGGGTTGCTGACGTAGTTGAGGCTGAAGCCGATCACCACGTTGGTCCAAGCCTCGATGATGGCTGCAGTCGGATCGGTGCCGCTGCGCACGGCCCACCAGGTGAAGCCGGCGGTGACGGCGATCGACACGAGGCCGAGGACTTCAAGCAGGCTCACGGGTGTCCTCGATGGTGTAGTGCTTCGGGTCGCGATCGGCGTAGCGCTCGCGGATCTTGCCCATCATGGACTCAACCCTCTCGTACAGCGGGCCGAGGTCGGTGCTCGGGGGGCGATCATCGATGAGGTTGCCGCGCTCTTGCGTCTCGATCAGGATGTTGATGCAGGCGAGCGCATTCGCGAGGTGCGGCGTGCCATCGACCGGGTCCAGTTCCTGGCCCTCCCACCAGCGGTCCATGTGACGGCCGAGGGCGGCGTAGTAGACAGAAGCTCGGGCGCCACCAGCGCGGTAGTTCCATGCGCCGTACTTGACGTTGCCGAGATAGTGAGCGACAGCCTGATAGGCTTTGACGACACCCGACACGAGATGCAAGGGAACCTTCAGAACGCCCAGGCTGTCCTTCGGGTTCGTCGGCTTGCTGTCTGTCATCGGCTTCTCTTGTGGCGCGGGTGGGGCAGTCAGGCTACCGCGATAAATTTTCGAGCTCAAGCAGACTCAAGCATTTCCGGAACCACAGTCGTCCGGCCGACCTGGCCGAACTTGGCGTGGTACGTGATGGCGCTGACCTGGCGATCGGCGATCCAGCCGCCGCGGGCCGCGTACGCATCACGCGCGGCGAGCGTGGGGTGTTGGACCACGGTCATGCCGCTGTGCTCCTTCTCCTCGACGTGGTGCCGGTGGCCGCAATGGGCGTACCGGCGCGTCGTGGCGCCCCAGTCCTGAGGGAACTGCGCCGCGAACAGCATCGGTAGCTGGTCGTTCTTCTTCAAGTGGCCATGGTGCCAGGCCAGGAGCGTCTCGCCGTGCCGGTACACGTAGTACGGCAGCGGGGAGTCGATGACCTCGACGCGCGGCTCGTTCTCGTAGAGCGCCGCGAACAGCGCCCGCAGCCACACCGACGACGCGATGTCGTGGTTGCCCTCGGCCATCAGGACTACGACGCGCTCGTGGTGCGCGAGCGCCATGTCGACCACCTTGCGGAGCGTGCGGACGGCGACCTGTACAACCTTGGAGAACCGCCCGTCGGCATCGAGGACATGGCCCGACGTGGGCGTCACCGGGGAAAGTCCGTCTTGGTGCAGGAAGTCGCCGAGCTGCGCCACTACGCCGACCTTGGCCTTCGGGCTGCTCATGATCATCTGCGAGAAGCAGCCGACCAGCGTCGCCTCAGCGATCTTCAAATCCCAGTCGGCGCCGCTTTCCTTGCCCCATGCCAGCGCTCCGACATGGCTGTCGGTCAGCGTGAACACGTTGCACAGGTGCTCGGACACATGGGCCGGCGCCTTGATCGGACGCGCGCGCGGAACCTTCTCGGACAGCGCATCGACTGCGGCCTGCAGCGCCTCTGTCAGTCGCGCATTGTCAGGGTGCTGGCGTTCCCACGTCCTTTCCACCGCACCGTTGGCCCGCTGCACGGTGACCTTACCCATGATGTAGCCGGGGGCCACGCCATCGTTGAAGTGGCCCGGCGCATTGCCCATCCGCGCCGCGCGCTTTGCTAGCGAGTCCAGCGAGTTGCGGACGGTGCTTTCGTTCAAGCCGAGTGCCACCGCTGCGGCGCGCTTGCTCCCATGCTTCTCAATCGCCTCGATGAACTCCAGCTGCCTCACCGTGGCCCAGGTGCGCAGTTCATTGAATGCATCGGTGGTCATGCGCGTCCCATCAGGAGTTTTTCGAGGGTGTTGACCACGCGGTGTTCCGCGCTCTCGAGAACGTCGGCGCTCGCGCCGGCTGCGGTGAGGTGGGTCAACTCGAACAGGACGACGTGCAGGAGCTCATGCACGACGGTGGCTTCGATGTCAGCGGTCGTGGCGGTGGGCCAGCCGGCGCCGGTGCGATAGGTGGCCAGCCTGGCGCCGTAGTTCGGCTTGACGCTGGCCATCGCGCCAACGGCCGCGCGCATTCCGCGCTCGATCCGCCAGTCCTGCAGGTTCAGCTTCGCCTGCCAGACCTTGACGAGGCGGTCGAACTCGGCGTCCTGTTCCGGAGTAAGGGATGGGAGCTTGGCCATCACTTCCCCTGGGTCAGTGCGTCGTAGCTGCGCTGGCAGGCGAGGCCGGCGGTGCCGCGGTCGTCAGCGAGCTTTGCCAGTTCGCCCGCTCGCTGGTCAGCGCGGCTGAACACGTCGGCAAGCACATCGAGGGCGTCGGCGGCTGGCGCGCTTCCGGAGGGAGCGGGGGTACTCGGGGGCCGGCGGTTGGCTGCGACAAAGCCGGCGAGCTGCACCCGCAGAGCATCGCGAGCACCATCAGCGCGGGCAGCGTCAGCACGAGCAGTGCTAGCCTGAAGTTGAGCGTCACGAGTGACCTCCTGCTGTGCGGTCACTCGGCGCTGCGTCTCCGCTTCGTCGGCCGCCTTCTGGGCCGCAGTGGCTGCGGCAACCTCGTCCCTGACCTGCTGGGCGCCGATCTCGCGCTCGGTGTGGACGAACCACGCGAACGCGCCCAGAAGCGCCAGGAGGGCCAGCCCGATCCCGATTGCCTTGACGGCGACCGCCGATAGGCCGAACGGCATCACTTTCCGCCGTTGATGGCGGCCAAGTGGGCGGCGGCTTGGGCGAGCGCGAGGTCGGTGGCCTGCTTGCGCTCGCTGGCGATCTGCACCTCGTCGGTGGCAGCCTTGGCGGCTGATGCCAGCAGCGCGGCGGCAGCCTTGATTTCGTCGATGCGCAGGGTCGGCGATTTCTGGCGCGTGAGCCAGCCGTGGATGGCGATGCCGGCGATGAGGACGGCGACGGTGTAGGCAACGTAGCCGAGGAGCGGGAGCATGTTCATGGTGGTTCTCCTGTGCGCGGAGGAAGGGCCGCGCGTGCCCTGGGATTCAGGCGGGCGTGTCGCCCTTCATCAACGCCTTGGCGCCGACGGCCACGCCGAGCGACGAGCCGAGGATGCTCATGTGCTGGGCGTAGAGGCCGCAGTCGGTCATGGTCAGCGGCGTCTTCTGTGCCGCGACGATCCAAGCCACAAGGGCGTGGTATCCACCGACAGCCGCCAGCGCAGTGATGCGCACCGGGCACAGCGTCACGCCATCGGGCTCGGTGATGGTCTGGAGGAAGCGTTCGCGCAAGCTCATGCGAGTACGCCCCCAGCCTTCACGTAGGCCGCTGCTAGGTCGCTTACCTTGTTCATGTGCTGCCCGTAGCTATTGCCCGGCAGCGAGGCCCAGCGGCTAGAGCACTTGGCGATGGCGGATTCCAGGCGGCCAGCGATGACGTCGTCCATCGCATGGCACTCCCGAATGAGCTGGTCGCACCAGGTGTCTTGCGACACCGGCCCAAAGTCGGGAAGGTGCAGCTGCGCCTTGTAGGCCAGCCAATAGCGGCCCATGAACTGGTAGCGGCCGGCCGCATCCGAGTTCGTGGCGATGTCGTGCCGACGCGGATGCTCGGCGTAGCTGACGAACAGGATTGGGCGTTGCGGGGTCGAGCCAACGCAGACGTTGTACCCGTTGTCGCTCATGGAGAGCAGCGGCGGCCCGATCTCGCTCCAAGCGATCATGTCGCGGAAGGCGGTGAGATTGCTCATGCGAACCACTTCGGCAAGTTGTCTTTCGTCGTGCGCATACGGCCGTTCTCGTCGGTGACGACGCCGTACGCACCCTGCGGCTTAGGCGCTGGCGCCGGGGCGGCGGTCGGCTTTACAACCTTCTCGCCCAGCCCCTTGAAGCGTTCCGGCTCGGGGTCGGTAGTCTTCATTTCCTGTCCCTCCAGATGTCGCGCAAGGTCTTGTAGCCCTGCAGCAGGCCCACGCAGATCGATACGGTCAGCGCGATATTGGAAAGGGTGACGTGGCCAGCGAACCAGAACAGGAACGCGATCGTCGCGCCCCACCATCCAGAGTGGTTGTCGTGATTCATCGGCTCAGAACCTCACTCGCCAGTAGACCGTTTGCGATGTACCGGCAGTCAGCGTCCCGCCTGTCCATTTCTTGATCGCCACCGTGAACGTGTTGGCGCCGAAAGTCGTCACGCTGACGATCTCGCCCGCCACGCTTCCGGTACACAGGATGGCCTTCGGCGTCAGCCCAACGTAGTCGGCGTTGAACGTGATAGTTCCGCCGTCAGCGACGACATTTGCACCCTCGGTCGCTGCGGAGCCGATCTGGTTCGTGATCGTGGCGCCAGCATTCTGGAAGTTCGCGGCCGTCATGCCCTTGAACGTCTGCGGCCCAAGCGCCAAGTCATGGATTACGCCGCCGGCTGCCAAATAGATACCGACCTGCATATGCGGGCTGCCGCGTTCGTCTACGAACTGGTTCTGATCAATCACCAGCGTAGAAATGCCGGATCCGTTGGCATTGATGTATATCCCGTGCGGCGGGTTCGACAGTGCGTCGCTGTTGCCGCTGATGAACTGGTTGCGCGAGATCTCAAGCAACCCCATTCCACTGGCGGAGTTGGTGATGATCGAAACGCTGTCCGTCATCCCCACTGTCTGATTGTTCGTCACACTCCAGTTCGAGCAGACATTTCCGGCTGTGGTACTGGAATCAAAGTGGAGGAGTTGCGCCTGCAACGTCGTGCTTACGCTCGTTGCCGTGTTCCCATCGATCTTTACGTTGTTGATGGATCCCTGGACAGTTGAGATCTGTCCGGTATAGCGAATGGCGGCCTTGAATAGCGGTTGGCCCGTGTAGGTGTAGCTATCGAAGTAGAACGTGTTGTCCTGAATCAGGACTCCGGCGATCTCAAGGTAGCCGATGGCCACTCCACGCCAAAGCTCGATTCCGGCATCGCTGCAATAGAAGTGGTTTCCCTGAACGATCGTGTTGAGAGTCGTGTTAGTGAAATTCGGTGCGATGTACAGGCCGAGGGTGTAGTTATAGAAATAGTTGCCCGTAACCCTCTGATTCGATCCATGGATCTCATAACCGGTGGCGCCACCAGTCTTCCCGACTGAATGAGGCGGCAAGTCCTCCCAAAATGTGTTGCCGCTGACAATCGCATCCTCATACCACCCGTAGACTGACGTATGGTCGTTGGTGTCCAGGCCGCCATTAATGAAGTAGTTGTTGGTGATCTTCCAGGTCTTGCCGAGGTTCGGCGTGGTCCCTGCAGCCACCAAGGCTCCGACGATATAGCACACACCGGCCGTGTTCTTGAACGTGCAGTTCTCGACCTTGACGTTGTCTATGTACCCAGACGGGCCATTGACCAGAATCGCGGCATGGTTGAACTGGTTGTACGTTGTGGGGCGCGACGGCGACATCTTGTTGTTAGCGCCGTTCATGTCAAACGTTATGCCGTAGAAGCTCACGTTCGAGATATGGCTGGACGTACTGAACATCGCCAGCTCTCTGGGGCTGCCGTCTGTCGAGTAGTTGTCCGAAATCTTGAGGGTCGTTCCGAAGTACCCAACACACTGCAGGCCATCAAGCATCTGCATCGCGGTGTTGTAGTTGGCCGCACCCGACTGGGGGATACCGGGCGTGCAGGTATAAGTTCCCCCGTCGACAAAGACCAAAGCGATCCCGCGGGGAGCACACCAAGCGGCTGCTGTCTGAATCAGCGCCGAAGCGTCGGTACCGTCGGTCTTGGCGCCGAACTGCTTGGGGCTCAGCATCGCGTAATTGGCGAGTTTCCAGCGCCCACCGTCGCTCGCAACAATGATCGTTCCACCGTTGTCGGCACTCGTCGTGTCGGTGCTGTCGTAGAAGTACTGCCCGCCGCCGCCATCGCCAGCTGCGTAGTACCCGGTGACGCGCGCCTGACCAATGCCAGTCTTCAGAAGTGCCCGCAATGCTGCGATTGAACTGACGACACGCGAGGCGCCTCCGACCTTGTCAACGCCAAAGCCGTTGGCCGCGTTGGCGAGATCGGCGCTCTTGACGACCGGGCCATCCCACTTCACGCCCAACGTTTGAGTGCTGTCGGCGAATAGCACATAGCCGTTGGGGCCGACCGAAAGACGCCCGTCACCGGACGACCCGCGGACGATCATGTCGCCAATGACGGAGGTAGGCGAGTAGAGGGCGGCAATCGCCGACGTCAACATCTTGACGTTGCCGCCGGACTGAACGCCGCGAATCCATTCAGCTCCAGTCAGTGGGCCGGCGGTGTTTTCGCCGGTCGTAGTCGTATTGCCAGAGGGCATGGTCAGTTCCGCAGTTCGATGCCGCCGTCCTCACGAAGCTCGAAAGAGCCGTCCTCGCGAAGTTCGAAGGTGGGTTTGAGGATTTCCGTGATCGCTTGCAGGAGCTGGTCGGTGTTCGTCGGGTCGAACACCAGCCCCGCTGCGGCGATGACCGAGCGAATCTCTTCGTAGGCGCCCAGGAACCAGGTCGCTCCGATGTGGGTCGGATGCGTGTCCGTGGCGAGATCGCCTGACGTTGGGTAGCCGATCGAGAACGAGGACGGCGTAGCCCACTGCGCAGGCCCTGCGTCGGCCTTCCAGATGAGGTCAGCCATGGCCTACGGCCCTCCGGCGGCGAGGATCTCGATGGCCTGGTAGAACTGCTGCAGGTTGGTCGGATCCGGCGTGAGTCCCGCCGCGACGATGACCGCGCGGATGGATTCGCTCACATAGAAGTAGAAGTACGGCCCCGGTGTCGTCGGATTGAAGTCCGCCCACGCGACCGCGCTCTGAGTGAAGCCGGCCGCACCCGGGAATGGGGCTGGCGTCGGCGTCGTTCCAACGTCGCTTTGATAGACGCGATCCATGTCAGATCCCGCCTGCCCGAATGCCGATGATTCGAATGGCTTGGTAGAGCTGGCTGTTGTCGCTCGGGTTCGGCGTCAGACCGGCGCCGATGATCACATTGCGAATCTCTTCGCCCCAGCCGTAGAACCAGTACGGCCCCGGCGTGGTCGCCTTCAGGGTCGCGGTTGCGCTGCGCGGGTAGCCGAGCACGGACGTGGCGGGATACGGTGGCGGCGTGCCGGCCGCTCCCGATTGATAGGCGCGCGGCTCCATGTCAGACCCAGCGGCCACCCACCCTGAGCTTCAGGGTGATGTTTCGCGCCCCGCCACCGTTCTGACCCAGCACCACGTTGCAGCCGGTCAATCCATATGACTGGATACAGGCGAGGATCTGATTGCTCGAGGTTCCTGCGCTCAGCGTGGCGTCGATGACGGTCAACGTGGGTGCGAACACAACGCCGGGTGACGCAGGAAATGGCGTCGGATAGGTGATCGTCGTGACCTGATTCGCCACCGAAGACAACGGCGTCTCGCACCACTGCTCCATCAGGCCGCCAGGGAACTTCTGGTAGCCGTTAGTCGTCAGGCTGTGGTTCGATCCCGTGAACTCCGATTCCAGCGTGAACGTTGGTGCACCGGTGATCTGGCTCCACGGGTACGTGCCCGGCTGCATCACGGCCCAGCCCGAGGCCGGCGCGGTCAGCGTTCCAGTGTCAGGGTTGACCGTGTTGTTCTCTGCCGTCGAAATCCAGAACGCCGGATAGGACGCCGCCTTGAGGATCGCGTCCTTCGGATAGCCACCGATCGCCGTGGACAACGCGGCGTCGTACTTGAAGATGCCGCCAGCCTGGATCCACTGAAGGTTGGCCGTCGCTTGGTTCCAGATGCCGTTCTCGTACTCACCCAGCGGCGCAGCGCCACCGACCGACGGATCCTGGAACGTCTCCGGCCCCCAACCGGTGGTCATGCTGGGCGTGCCGTTCGGCGTGCCGCCATAGGTATCTGGCACCGCCTGCAGGTAGCTGGACGAGGCTCCGCTGGCCCAGACGATCTTGAACTTCGCCGGGACTTGTGAACTGTTCATGGTGCGGTCAGGGAGTGACGATGGACATGGCCACACCCGACGGGCTCGCGAACGCGCCCGATTGCTGCAGGATCGCCAGATCAAGCACGGTGGGGTGGAAGTCGAAGACATAGGCCGCGGTCATGTTTCCGAGGTCGGAGACGTGAACCGTTCCTTGGCCAGAGAACATCTGCATCAGCGCAGCGTTCATGCTCGTGATCGAGCGGTCGGAGATGTTGGAGAACGCCTTGACGAGGATCAGACGCCGGTAGTCGCCGTCTTGCAGCGAGTAATTCGGCGTCAGGCGGTTGAGCGTGTTCCACGGGGCCTGGCGCCATCCGTAGTACTTGTTCGGGCCGGCGTCGCCCCACCCGAACAGCTTCCCCGATGCACCGCCCGGGACATAGAGCTCGCGGCGCACGCCGACGATTCGGCCCCAAATGTCCAGGCCATAGCCCGACGCAGTGTCGATGTCTAGGATGGAAGACAGGAACAGGTCACTGAGTCCATTCGCATTGACCGCATCGGAGAACGACTCGATCAGCGTCAGGATGCGCGGGCTGTTGGCGTACTGGCTGAGGATCGTCTGCGGCCATGCCGGCGCGATGCGCGGGTAGATCTCCGCATCCACGGGCAACTCGACCGTCGAATCAACGGTCGGGTCAAGGAAGCCGGCGGTCATGTCAGGAGAAGGTGACGGTGATGTCCGACAGCGCCAGGGTCGGAATCTTGTCCATGCGCATCAGGATCGAGTTCTGATTGGCCGCATCGATGCCGAGTTGGATCGAGTAGATGAGCGCCCAGGGGCCGAGCGCGGCGATTCCAGCGTAGAACCGGCTCGCGAAGATCGGCTGCGCGATGCGCGCCTTCAGGCCACCATCAGCGCCGGTAAATGCCGCCTGGATCGCCGCCTTGATGAGGGCGATGGCGTTGGCCGGTGCACTGTTGCTGGCCTGCATGGCGACCGCGAACTTGATCGGCGTCGCAGAGGGGGTCTGGAACGTGACCGTGTAGCTGGGCGGGTTCGTGCCGTAGGCGGGATTGGTGTCCTGGACGACAACGCTCGTGCTGCCGTTGTAGTTGCAGCCAGGATTCTTCTTCTTCAGGATCGCCGCGCCGATGTCGCTCGCCGCGCCGCCGTAGGCCGCCACGTAGATGGAGTTGGCGGCCAGGCGGACGCCACCGCTCGCCGCTGTCATCGCCTCGCTGGAGACGCTCTGGCTAATGTTCAGGTTGTATGTGCCCGCGCCGCCTGTGGTGCCGCTCAGTTGCTCGGTGATGGCCGTGCCGCTGACGATGCTGGTTCCGTTGAGCATCTGGCCGGCCGCGATCGTTCCAGTCACGCTGCTGGCAGTCAGGACGGTTCCGGCGATGACACCGGTGAACGACGCACCGCTGAGCGTGCCCAGCGGGTTCTCTAGCGCGTAGCCATCCAGGACACCCGGAACCGCGAGCACAGCTCCGAGGATGGCGCCGGTCTGACCGGTTGCGTTGAGCGCGACGGACTGCTGCCGACGGTATTCGAATTCTGCGGTCGACTCGGCATCGTTGCCGATCACCCCGTCGGACGGATTGGTGATCGAGTCCCAGCCAGTGATGGCCTGGTAGATCGAATTCAGACTGCCAGCCAAGCACACGGTCGGGCCAGGCACAGAGCAGGCAAAAGTGAGCGTGACCGAACCGCCCGAGATCGTTCCCGACTCAGTGGCAAGGTAGCGGTTGCCTGCCGAGTCGGTGGCCTGCGCGTTGACGGGAATGACCGTGCCGTCCAGACCTGAGCAGACGCAGGTCACGACCGTTGAAGCGGCCGGGATCCGCTCCAGGAAGTAGATGCGGTTCACCGCGTCCTGGAAGCGCCCGGAGTTCAGTGCTGGATCGAAGCCGTTCGCAATCTCCAGGAAGGCATCGTTGCACGCCCCGATGATGGCGGTCTGCGATTGGGCAAGTTGGCCTTGAGGGGTGACCAGCGACGGGTTCAGGTTTCCGCCGAACGCCGCGTTCTGGTCGGCTTGGATGCCCGCCAGGATCGCGGACTCAGCCGGGATCACGATGCCGTTCGAGCCAATCGTGATGGATGGGACATTGGTCGTCATGGCGGCCCTGGAATGCAAAAGGCCGCCCGGAGGCGGCCTGCTGCTGGCGTGATGGGGTCTAGAAGGTCGCGGCGGTGACGGTGCCGCTGCTGTCAGTGATCTGGATCTGTCCGCCGAGCTTGCGGTCTGGCGACGACTTCAGGTAGGCCCGGGCTGAGACAACGCCCGGCACCAGAAGCGCCGCAGCTACCAGCTGCGCCTTCGTGTACTCGATTGGCGTTGACTTGCCCAGGATCTGCGACGCGTAAGGCAGACCACGGGTCACGTCGTAGAACACTTCGCCTTGCCACGTCCTGCATTCCGACGCAACGTCCTGCGCCCTTGAATAGGGCTCCGTCGCCATGGCGATGTTCCCGTTGCCATCCAAGACCAAGTCCCAGACCTGTCGATCAAGGTACAGAGTAGAAGCCATCAGATCACCGTTCCCGTATGACCGGTAGCCGTCATCGTGCCGTGGTCATGCTCGTGCAGCGGGCCGATGTCCTTGCCGGCGGCAATCACCTGGGTCGTACCGTTGAGCGTCGGCGCCAGCACGGTGCCGGTCGACGTGACGTTCCCGTTGTTGACCTGGTTGCCGTTCACCGTGAAGGTGGGCGTCGTGATCTGCGCCGAGGTGCTAGCGGCAATCTCCAGCGTCGCGCAGTTGATCTGCACGTCGGGAGCGATGAGCTTGACCAGCGTCGGCGACTCAATGGTGATACCGAGCGAGGAGAACTGGACGAACTGCTCGGGCGTTCCGTTCAGGAAGCCGCCGAGGTACAGCCCATCAGCCCAGTCGAAGCGCCGCGCGCTTCCCGGGTTCGCCGGCCCCTTGTTGGCCGATACGCTTGAGATGTCGCGGTCGGCGAAGACCGCCACGCCGATGTCATCCACTTGGGGGTCAATGATGATCGCGTTGGTACCGCCCTGCAGGCGCAGGTACGGGCACTTGTAGATCGTCCCATGCGGAACCGCGACGCCCTGCCCGTCCACCAGGTTGACCAGCGGCAGGATGTCGACGTAGCCAACCGGCTCAACGCCACCCGAGTTGGTCACTGCCTTGACCTGAACCAGCGTGGCCGTGGCCATCTGGTTCATCATGGCCTTGACCAGGAAGGAGAGCGCGTTGAACTCGGAGGCAGCCGCATTGACGCCCTGGAAGCCAGTGAAGCCGCCCATCAGATCGCTCCGCTGAACCGCGTGAACCACTGACCACCCGGGTCTTCGCTCTCCAACTCATGCTGGAGGTTGAAGATCCGCCACGTACCGTTGGCGACCTCGAGGCTGCTCTGCACCTTGACCTGGCCGCCGATCCGCAGGAGCGGGTTGAACAGCGTGGTCAGTTCGAGGCCATAGACGCTGGTCGAATAGCTGGGGTATCCAACCATCCCGGTCGCAGGCGACACAAGAGGGATGGCCCCGCCGCGGGCGCCATCCTTCGGGAAGATCGCCAGCACCTTGCGGTTGCCGTTCGGGGCGATCGTGTAGTTGAAATTGCCGTGCTCGGCGCAGCGCTTCATCTGCTCCCACGGGGAACCGGTGAAGTACGGCGTCGCCAGTTGCACCGAGACGCCGTTGTTCTCGAAGTCCAGATCGGCAAGGTACGCCAGGTTCTGCATGATGACCGCGGCATCGGCGCTACCGGGGTAGCTGGTCGGCGCCACGCGCTGCACGGCCTCCAGGCCGCCGGAGTTCGCCAGCACCAACAAGTGCGTGTCCGGTGCCGCGTTGAGCATGATCTGGCCGACGCTGATCTGCCCTTGGAACACGACGGCCATGCCATTGACGTCGTCGCCCGCCGAGACGGTCAGCACGTTCTTTCGGGTGACCTGAGTCGCTTGGTTCAGCGAGGACAGTTGATTCAGAAGGGATGGCGTCAGGCCGTAGACCCGAACCTCCGCCTGTCCCATGCCGGGGCCATTGACCTGCTCGATGTGGGCATGCACGCGCAGGCCGGACACCGTGACGGTGTTCGTCCCGGACTCACCGAACGTGCCCCCAAGCCCGAGCGCGAAGCTCAGGTCAATTCGACGCTTGAGAAAGGTCACGCCGCAGCGAGGTCGGAAGCCTCGAGGTAGAACAGCAGGAACCGCGATCCCAGGCCCGGGCTGGACGGATCATCAACACCTTGCGTGTCCGAGAACATCATGTCGCCGGTGAACCCGAGGTACTGGTTGATCACGAGCCGCGCGAGATTGCGGCAGACGACACCGCCGACGATCAGTGTGTCGTTGACATACAGGTCGCAGTACAGCCCGGTCGTGCGGGTCTTCAGATCGATCTGGCATGCCTGTCCGCCGAGCGTGATGTTCAGCGTCTGCGAGTAGGCATCGATGATTGGGACGATCTGCATGTCAGAAGCTCGGCGCGTTGGCAGCCTGCGCCGGAGCGAGTGCCTTCTTCACGGGCGCGGACTGCGCAGCGGTGGGCTTCACGGGCTGCTTGGTGCCCGCGTTCACCGGATCGGCTCCGGCCGGCTGCTTTGCCGCAACGACCGGGGACTGCACCGTCTGGCCGCTGGCCGTCTGGGTGAACACGGGGGCCGAGGCTTGGCGGATCTCTTCGAGCATGACCTCGCACGTCAGCAGTGTCACGCCGCTGCGCGCGCTGCGCTGGTACGAGTAGCCGACGATGTTGGCGTTGAGGTACGACTTCTCCGGCATGACGATGTCGTACAGGTTCAGCGACAGCTTGGCCGCCTCAAGCGCGTCCAGGAAGGCCGCCCGCTCGGATTCGTTGCCGCCCTTCGTCATCTGCACGCGCGTGGCATAAGGCGCCTGAACCTTGTTGTAGGACTGGAACGAGCCCTCTTCCTGCGGGGCATTCGACACCCTGGCGGTGGCCTTGTGCTCGAGCTTCAGGATCGAGTCTGCCTCGATGGCGAGCGCGCCGTTCAGGTAGATGCCCCACGCCGGCACGCGCGACGTCGGCTGAATGGCCGGCGAGTCCGCCGTGAGCATCGGCTCCGGCGTCGGATCAGCCGTCGCATCCAGGAGCGCGGGGACGCCTGCAGTCATCAGTTCACCCCAACCTCTGCTTGACTGACACGCGCGAAGCGCCTGAGTTCACTGACGGTGTCACGCGCCACGCCCTGCGAATCGGTCGCCTTGCTGTGGATGTGGATGTCACCCGTGGTCACGGTCGTGCCGCCGCCCGCCGAGCGCCCCATGGACAGCGCCATGCCGGCGTTGATCTGGTCGACGTTGATGCGCCCTGCCCCGACCTCTTGCGTGGTAATCGCCGAGATGAGCGTGCGCAGCGTGTTCGCGTCGTTGAGGTTCAGGTGGGCGTCAGCGTTCACGCCCAGCGCCTTGGACACGGCGTTGATGTAGGCGCCGGTGTCGTTCTCGCTCGACGGCGCGTAGGTGCTGACGATGCCACGCACGGTGTCGTTGCCGCGGCTGGCGTAGAGGCGTAGTTGGTCGTCAAGCGCTGCGATGCCCTCTGCCATCGAACCGAAGGCCGCGAACCGGCCGGAGCGCGATGCGCCAGCCTGACCAACGAAGTTCAGGTTGCCCGGGTTGTTGTTGCGGATGCCCAGCGGGTCGGATCCGGCGCCACCCTTGGAATGGAACGGGTCCATGCCAGCCACCTCACCCAGGCGCGCCTGGGCTTCCGGGGTCAGCGTGACACCCTGCCGATGCTTGATGTCATACAGCTGCTTGCCAGCGTCAGCAAGGTGATAAACCTCATACAGCGCCGCCAGCGATGCCCCGATCATGCCCAGCCGCCCCAGCAGGAGGGAGGCCGAACCAGCTACCGCACTGAAAGCGCCTGTCGTGGACGCCGCCCACAGCGACAGCTTGTAGCCCGTCAGGAGCGCCATGGCCGAGGCGAGCCCGGTTACGACCACTGTCGCCGTCTTGCCGTCGCTGGCGAAGTAGCCAAGCAGCGACTGCGCCGCCTTGAGTAGCCCGGTCAGTGCCGGCGTGATCTCGTTGACGACCTTGCGGCCGAAGCCGGTCAGCGTCTCGGTGAAGTTCGTCCAGGCTTCGTTGCGCTCGAGCGCCAACTTGCGATCGGCCTCGGACTCCACGTTCATCTTGCGCTGGGACGAGATCATGTCCTCCAGCGCCCGATCAGATTGGATCAGGATGTTCAGGCTCTCTTCGCTCAGGCCGGCGGCCTGCCCGAAGCTCTGCGCGTCCTGCGGGCCGAGCTTGCGCAGGGCATCGCGGAGCATCAGGATCTTTTGCGTGTACGTCGTCAGCGGGTCGCTGAACTTAGCCACGTCGAAGCCGGCACGCGCCAGCGGGAACAGCGCCGGAGAGCCGCCCGTCAGCTTGATGTCCTGCATGATCTTGTTCAGACCACGGAACAGGCCGTCAGCGTCTCCGCCGTTACCACCCAGACGCCGAGCAACGCCTTCCCAGGCAGTGAGTTCACCGGTCGTCGTGTTCAGGTTCTTGGCCAGCCGGCCGGCAGCAATGTCCGACGCCGTGATGTAGGCCAGGAACTCCTTGCCGGCGACCGCCCCGACAACCGCCGCGGTCATCGACAGGATGCTGTCGCGAACTTTGCTGTAGGCCTCGGTCGTTCGCTTGGCGGCAGCGTCGAGCTCCTTCTGCTGCTTGGTCGCCTCCTCGCCGGTCTTCTTCAGCGACTCCTTGGCCTTCTTCTGGCCTTCGGTGATGCCTGAGACATCGAGGCCGAGTGAGAAGTAGAGTGCTTCGAGAAGGGTTCCGGCCATAGGTCAGTCCTGGTTGTACTTGGCCTGTAGCGCCTGGTTGTAGCGGTATACCTCGAGCACCTCGAGGAAATTGAACAGATCTTCTGCCCCGTAGACCGTCTGGAGCTCATGCAGCGTCGCCAGGCGCAGCGGGCTCGTGATGACGGCTGAGATGGTCAGCGGCACATTGGCGCACTGGGCGTAGCGCGCGCCGGCCGACCCGAGGTCAGCGGCGAAAGGATCTAGTTCAGGCTGGCGACGCGACCGAAAAAACCCGTGTGCACCTCGAAGACTTCCTTGCGCAGTTGGATGCGCGTGGCGATCTCTTCGATGTCCTCTTCCATCAGCTTGCGCACGGCCCCCGAGCTCGTGACGATCTGGACACACCCCATCATCTCGTCCAGCAGCGGCTTGGCGGTCGCATAGTCTGCGGTCGCCAGCGCCTTGAAACCGAGAATGGCGATGCCGGCCAGCGACTGAGGAATGCCATCAGGGATCTCCAGGCCTCCCTTGGCGATGGCCATGATGGCGCGGATCGCCCAGTCCTCAGCCTGACTCGCGGCCATTTCCGTGATGCGGAATACCTTGTTGACGTCCCGGCCCTCGGCCGTGATGGTGATGTCGGCGGTCTTGCGCATTACAGCGGCGACGCAACAACGCGTTCCCAGGTGATGGTGAACTTTCGACCCTGGAGGATCTTCTTGGCGTCCGGGATCTGGTTGTAGTTGGTCAGCGTGCCGTTGCTGCACGTCCAGACCTTGCCCAGACCGCGCAGCGTGATGGTCGCGTCGGCCCGGAAGGTGTCGATCGACTGGATCTCGGCGTTGATCCACTCGTCCAGCAGGTCGCACGATGGGCTGTTGGCCTGGAGTGCGAATGTCTGCGGCCGGGAGGTGAACACGAAGCCAGCCGACTGCACGCCGTCCGCACCCATCACCACCTCGGCGTGGGTTGCCGTGGGCATGTCGAAGATGTCCTCGGCCATGAACTGCTGGAGTTGCACCGGGGTGTCGAAGATGCCGGCGACCTGAAGCGTGATGATCGCGGTGGCGGAGGTGAGAGTGGCCATGTTGGCTCCGAAATGCAAACGGCCACCCGGAGGTGGCCGCTAGGCGTTGATGGACGGGATCAGGCGACTTCGATGGAAGCCAGGTTGATCTGGTTGACGGAGCCCCCGCTGGTGTACCAGAGCGAAATGGGCGGCGATTTGCGCTGACCGCGGACTTGCGCGGTGGCATCGAGCACTTGGAGGTACCAGCCCTGCGCCGAGAGGGTCTTGTCGATCTTCACGCCGGCCGCGTTGTTAACCTCGGCGATCTGCAGGGCCGACAGCGTCACGCCCGGCTGGATCGCGCCGAAGTTGACGGCGGCGTTGATCGGGTCCATGCAGGCCGCACGGATCAGCGCGTAGCCGGCCGCGTTGTACGGGATGCTCTTGACCGAGGTCAGGAGTTCCATCAGCGACAGTTGCAGGGCGTTGTTCAGCCAGATCTGGTTGACGTAGTCCTGCAGCCACAGGTATTGGCCGGACACGCTGCCCGGGTACATGTACTGGAAGTTCTGGTTGGCCGTGGCGACCGCGCTGTAGGCGTTGTAGCCATTGGCGATCAGGTTGGTCAGCGTCGTCAGGTCGGTGACATCCGGGGTCAGGCCCGACTGCATCCGATAGGCGAAGTTCGTGCTGCCGTTCTTCTCGCTGAAGTCCACCGAGGCGATGGCGCCCGACTGGTACGCCGCCTTGTCGAGCGCGGGGGCGTAGATCAGGCTGGTGCCCGACACGCTCGACTGCGACAGCAGGTAGCCCAGCGAGGTCGTGGCCGGCACGGTCGTCGTGGGGCTGGCGTCCGTGTCCCAGGCGATGTAGGCGTAGCGGTTGCCTTGGGTGTTGTTCCAGTTCGCAAAGGCCAGCTTCAGGGTGTTGCCAGAGCCGTTGTCCGGGTCGAAGGACGTGAAGAACGAGGCCCAGTCCTGGGTGATGCCGGTGATGGCCGTCATGAACGTGCCCGGCACAGCGGTGACGGCGCCTTGCGAAGTGACCGCGCCATCAGCAAGACGCAGGTTCAGGGCGTCAGCCAGCGTGCCCGTGCAGTACGTGATGGTCGAGCTCGCGCCAGTGGTGTTGCTCGTGAACACGAAGGCGCCCGAGACGCTGTCATACGAGACGGTGAAGTTCGGCGTCGTGAACGCGGCCTGGATGATCGTGGCGGCGTTCGAGAAGCTGGTCGCGCCAGATAGGGTGATCGTGCCCGAGGTCTTCTGGGTGCCATCGGTCGTGATGATCAGCGTGCCGGTCAGGGCCTGCAGCTGGGCCAGCGTCAGCGAAGAAACCGAGGCGCCGCGCAGGTAGGCGGCAACGTTGGCCGTGTTGTACTGCGCCACCAGCAGCGCGCCAGGCTTGACGTTGGAGTTGTCGAAGCCGGCGAAGTAGACCGCAGCCGCCGTCGCCTCCGTGCTGCTGGCGCCGTAGTACGTCGCCACGGCAGCGGCCGAAGCGAACGACAGCACCGAGCCGATGGGCGTTCGGGTGCCATTGGTCAGCATCAGGCCGTTGAGGTCGAGTGCCGAGCCCCCGGCGCTGATGACGCCCGGGACGATCGACACGAAATAGCTGGCGGGGATGGACTTCGTCATGGACGCTCCGGGACTTGGTTGTTGCGGGCGTGCCGCGGCGGTCGGGAATGAAAAAAGCCGCCCGAAGGCGGCTCTATGCGGTGTGGTGTCTGGTCAGGCGGGGTACGCGGCGTCGACGTCAATGACTCCGGCGACGAGCTCGGCGGCGAAGTCCTGCGACACGGTGACAACCGGGTCAACCTGCAGGTAGCAGTCCGTCGTCCAGCGTTGCTGGATCTGGTGAGACTCGTCCAGGAACTTCATCTGGCGCGGTTCGCTCGTGTAGAGCGGAGTTGCGCCGAGGGCCATGGCGTCGAACTGGTCCACGCCCCAATCGGAACGGAACAGGGTGGCGAGGATCTGGGCGTTGTCGCCCGACAGCGGGCCGAACGTGTCCACCTGGATGGTCATGTTCGTGCTCATGGTGTCCTGCCGCGTTTGCGGGTTGGACGGGAAGCCGTCGGTGTACTCGGTCAGGTTCGTGGCCAACCGGGTGCGAGTGATCGGCGTCATCACGGCGTAGTTCGTAGCCTGCGGCAGCGGAACACGGTTGTCCTGGCCGACCACGATGGCGGTGCCAGTGGGCAGCACAGCCACGAGGAACTGACCGAGCGCCTGCAAGGCATTGCTCTCGGTGATGCTCAGGGTCGGTTGGGTCATGACGGCTGCCTGACGATGGCTGCCTTCGTCCAGCCATCCATGCGATTCCAGTTCTCGAGCATGATCGTCACCAGCCAGACCGACCCATCAGGCAACGTCACGAGGTCGCCGCCCGCGTTATCCGGCCGGCTCACACCCTCAAGGTTTCCGTTGACGTAGATCGCCAGCTTCTCGCCCTGGATGTTCAGGCCGTCGACCTGGGCGAGCTCGGCGGAGGTCAGCGCCTGGACTTGGCCCAGCATCGTCGTCGTGCTGTACGTCGGGACGCGCGTGAAGTCTGCGTTCTGCGTTACGCCGGTCGCATGGCGCACCGTGACCGTCAGCATCGGATTCACCCGGGAGATGATCCCGCTCACGCGTTGGTGGAGGTTCACGACGGGTCGCCGACTTGGTGTTGGACGGAGGCGATCAGGAGGCCCGTGTCGTCCAGAGGCGTCGTGCGGTCAGATCCGGGCTCGCCGGCAGCCACGCGGCGCGCGGCCTCGCCGACCTTGGCGCCAGACATGCGCCAGCTCGGGTCGCCCTTGTGCTCGTCCTTCATCTTGCGGATCATCAGCGTGATCGGGGACAGCGCCGTGAAGTCGCCAGCCGCCAGAGTCTTCGCGACGTCCGCGGCAGCGGCAGCCCCGACAGCGTCAAGCACGTCATCGGTCGTCATCTGGCCCTTGAGCACGCGACGCATGCCGCCAGCGATGTCGGCCGACCATTCGTTCTTCTTGTCCTCGATCGTTGGGCGCATGAATGGGCGCGGTGGGATCGCCTGCTCTGGCGCGCCGAACTCCTGGATCGTCGCGACATAAGCGACTGACGTCCCATCCTCGTAGATGGCGCCGGGAAAGAACCCGACCTTGGCCTCGCGATTGGCGAAGCCGGCGCCGATGGCGTCGATCTTGGCCATCACGCGACTCAGGTCGAACTTGCCAGCCATCAGAAGCACCGGCCAAGGAAGCCGCCGCCGGCCTGGCGGAACGAGGCGCGCTCCAGAGAGCCGCCCACCATGATGCCGCCGGCCGACTTCACGCTGAGCAGTGCCCAGAGTTGAAGACCGTACGGCGTGCTGGCCAGCCAATACTGCCAGCCGCTCGTGGCCGGCGACGGGACAACCTGCAGGCTCACGGAGCCCTCGGTCGCGCCGGCCACCGGGCCGACCACCGCGCCAGGGTCAGCGACCAACATGGCGCTGATCTGGGTCAGGTGGCCCGTCATGAGGTTCAGGCCTAGTTGCAACGAGTCGCCGCTGAGCAGGCAACCGTCGTACGGCGTCATGATGTTGGACGCCACCCCGAACGTGGCCGCCAGCGCGGTCGGATCCGTCGCCGCCAGCGCGGGGCATGCCGCCTGGAACGACGCCAGATCGAAAGTGTGCAGGGCCACGGCGCGCGCTCAGGTCAGATGCGATGCGGGTCGCTGGACTTCGGCGTGTCGATCGTCACGATGAAGTCCGGGAAGTCAGCCTCGGTCTTCGGGCTGGACTTGTCCACGCGGTTCATGTCGGCCACGGCCTTTTCGACGGCCGTGTCCTTCTTCTGGACGGTGATGTAGCCGTTCTTCTTGTGGATCTGGAACACGCTGTTCTTCTCCAGCACTTCGAGTTCTTCGTCCGTGACCTGCGTGCCGAAGCCCAGCGGCGTCCAGACGTCGGAGCTGCCGGACTTGTGAGCGACGGTGGCGCCACCCTTGACGTGGATAGTTCGGCCTTCGACGGGGAGCGCGCCGCCATCGGGCGGAGGCAGCCATTCGGTGTAGCCCATGTTGGTGGCCAGGGTGCTGAAGACGTGGGGCATGCGGTTTCTCTTCTATCGGGTGGAATGAAAAAGGCCCCGCGGGGTTGCCGCGAGGCCTTCGGGGAGCGGACAGTCCGCCGGGGTCAGATGCCGCTGGCGCGCACCACGGCGTACGGGCGCTTCAGAAGAACGCCGGCCGTAGCGCAAGCGTAGTCTTCGACGACCGACTTCGGCAGCTGCTGCACGCCGAGCGCCATGAACTTGGCCGGAACGATCTGGTCGAACACGCGGCCGTTGTCCGTGGAGCCGTCTTCGACGGACTCGGCGTACAGGTAGAACACGTTCGCGCCACCGTTGGCCGAGTTCAGCTGGGGAGCCGACTCGACGCGCATCATCGGGTAGGTCTCGCGGATCCAGCCCATGACAGACTGGTTGCCGTAGACCGCCACCGTCGACAGGTAGGCGTAGTTGTTCGTCGAGACGGCCAGGGTCGTCGGCGTGGTGCCCGGGTTGATCAGGTCTTGCGACTGCGTTTGCAGCTTGGCCGCGGCCTGGCGGATGTCCGCCGTGATCTCGGTGAACGTCTTGTTCGCCCACAGGGTGGACGAGGACGCACCGGCGGCCACGGTGTAGTACGCCGGCAGGCTCGGGTCGTTCAGGAAGCCATACGTGCGGTTGTTGCCGCCGTTGTAGCCCGAGAAGCCGATCGTGTTGCGCTGCACCTCGAGCGACAGAGCGGCGCTGTTGCGCTTCTCAGCCGCCGAGTCGATGCGCAGGCGAGCCGCGCGTGCCGCTTCCAGGCGGAACACTTCCGTGCCCTTTTCGAAGCGCACGACGGTGCGGCGCTCGAAGTTCACGTTCCACGAGGACAGCGAGACGTTCGAGTAGTCCGCGTAGGGCACCGCGCCGCCGACCGGCTCCAGGACACCCTGCACGACTTCCTCGTCTTCCCACGAGCCGACGGTCGACATGCCGATGAGGTTGTCGATCTTGCGCGCCGCCGTTTGGATGCGCACGAAGCCCGGCAGCCACTGTTGCAGGAACTGCACCGGGGTGCCAATCGTTGCCGTGGTGACGAGGCCCTGCTGATCGTCCATCGCGTAGCCGACGGCGCGAGCCATCTGGGCGACTTGCGCGGGCGGCAGGTTGATGCCGATCTTGGCGAGGGCTTGGTAGCCCTCGACCTGGTCCATCGACATCTGCATCGTGCGCGGACGACCGGAGGCGTCCACGAAGCTGCGCGGATCTTGGTGCGAGTGCACCATCGAGACTTGCTTGGTCATGATCCAACCCTCCTTAGTTGGTCAGGCGGATCGCCACGAGGCCAGCCGCAGAGGTGTAGGAACGCACGACGGCGTTCGGGACGAGAGCGGAGCCGCCCGGGGCCGACGAACCCGGCGCGACGGCGCCCAGGGCACCGGTCGTCAGGTTGTAGGTCACGAGGTCGCCGATGTTGGCCGCGGTCGTCAGGGCGACGACGATCGTGCCCATCTCGAGGAAGTCGCCTTGCCAGTTGTCCGGCACGGTGAGCGTCGGCTGCAGGGTGCCGGAGGTCGTGCCGTACGAGGCGTATTCCTTCGGGTTGCAGAGGATGCCGCCGAAGACGGTTGAGCCGTTCGTGATCGCGCCGCCGACGGTGCAGACGTCGGTGGTGTTCGATCGCGTGTAGGCATAGCCGATGACGTTGGCGGTGCCAGACGAGTTGACGATGCGCGAGCTGGCGCGCGTCGGGCCGTCGTTGAAGACCTCGCCGATGACGCCGAAGCCGTAGTTGACGTTGACGGTGGATTGGAAAGCGCTCATGGCTTAGCCCTCCTTGCGGGTGAGGAACGCGGTGACGAAGTCGGCGGTGCCGGCGTCCATCGCGGTGGAGGTCTTGGCGACCTGGGTCTTGGCGGGGTCGGTCGCAGCCTTGAGGTAGCCGGCGAGCATCGCGGCTTCCTGGCCCTTGGGCGCATCCAGGCCAAGCTTCTTGACGCCGTACGCGGCGACTTCCGACTCGGTCATCTCGGAGTGGTCGAAGGTGCCGACGTGCACGGACAGTTGCTTGGCCAGGGCGTCGCGGCGCTTGATCTCGCCGGTGACGGTCTTGAAGACGGTCGCGGCGTCCATGGCGTTCGGGTGCTTGGCGATGTCGTCCATCTTCATGTCGGAGTCTTTGGCCTCGGCCTTGTCTTCCTTCATGTCCTGATCGCTGTCCTTGGCGTCCTTCTTGTCCGACTTGTCGTCGTCTTCGTCGGCGTCCTCGGCCTTCTTCTCTTCCTTGTCTTCCTTCGGGTCGCCGGCTTCGTCCATCACGGCGCGCAGCGCCATCAGGTGGGCCTTGCGCTCCGCCGGGGTGGCGGTCTTCAGGGTCGCGAGTGCGGTGTCCAGCGCATTGCCGGAGCCGCCCCCGTCTTTGGTTTCAGCCATGGGTGGCTCCTTAGTTTCGGTGGTGGTGGTGTGATCGATCGAGTCCAGGACTGCCACGTCCGGACCCATGCGCCCCGAATGAACGAGGGCCAAGTGATTGCCGCGAATCGTTCGCTGGATGCAGTCGTAGGCCTCGCCCTGGAACACGCCCGGGGTGAAGTCATAGACACAGCGATAGCCGCACGACAATTCCCGCTTCCCGGCTTCGATCAGGCCTGCCATGGATTGGGAGAAAACCTTGAGGTTGGCGAAGACGGTGCCGTTCTCGTAGAACACGTCTTCACCGGTCACGCCCTGGACGCCCTTGCGCTCCGCGGGCATGAGGCCCTGCTCTTCGCTGCCCAACATGACGTGGTTGTCGATCCACGGGATGAGGCGGAAGGAGTCGAGCGTCTCGGGGTCGCTCAGTTCTTCAGCGGGGCGCAGGACGCGATAGCGCTTGTCGGGGTTCTCGGCGTCGCCGACCTGGCGGCCGGAGTAGTCGAAGATGCCGACCTTGGAGATGGGGTTGCGCTTGACCTCAAACCAACCGTTGGTGTCGATCTGGCGCGCGGATTCCTTGTCCATGGCGAAGGCATCCAGCCCGTCCATGGTGTCGGAGGCAACTGACGGCTCGGCCTTCTCTTGCGCCTTCGCCCACGCCATCGCGACCTGCTCGTCAATCGCTGGGTGCAGCGGTTCGGGCAGACTCTCGATTGGCGCCCAGATGTAGCCGGTGTGCTCGTCGTTCAGCGTCGGGCCGAAGACATCGCCAAGGCAGAGGAACAGGCGGAACTGCCCGTCATCCGACAGCAGCGTCAGCGAGCTTGGAGCGTGGCCGGTCTCTTCGACGGATTCGCGGGTGGCGGCTTGCTCGGGAGACTCGCCCTCTTCAATGCCACCAGCCGGAAATCCCCACGTCGACGGATAGGCGCGCGATCGATCCGAGCGCATCAGCAGCAAGACGCGCCCACCCGTCAGGTAGACGATGCCTGCCGCGCCGAATTCCGTCATGGCGTCCTTGGCCTCATGCTCGGCGATGGCGACAGACTGCGCCTCCGAGTGACCGGCCGCGCGCAGTTCCTCAATGTTCTCGGCGATGACTGCTTCGCTCGAACCTTGGTGGAGGGGCATGGCGGTGTCTGCAATTGAAAAGACCCGCGCTTGGCGGGCCTTGTGGATCTGGCGGACTTTCATCCGTCAGTCGTTGGAGAAGTCCAGGATGGGGCGCATCCGACAGCGGCAGAACGGCAGGTCGCCGGGTTTGCCGTACACCGGCTCGCCGTACATCTCGCCGATGTAGGGCGGCTCATCGAGACTGCAGACCTTCCCGTTCAGGGCGATGTGCACTGCTCTCGGTTCGCGGGACCCACTGGTGTGAATCCATTCGTAGGTCTTGACGCCGATGTCGCTCATGCGCGTGGCGTTGACGTTGTTGTAAGCCTTGCGCGTTTGGTCAATCGCCACGTTGCGCGCGTGCCGAACGTTGCCCTGGTACTGCTTGTCCAGGAACGGGACCAAGTCCTGCAGGCCATTGCCCGAGGTGATCGATCGGGAGACGGCGCCCTGCACGTTCGTTAGGTACTTGGCCGGGATCAGTTTGATGAGGCTGACCGCTTCCGTCGTGCTGGCGTTGATCACGTCCATCATGGCCGGCGTGATCTTGGAGGCGTCGAGCGTGACTGCAGCGCTCATCTGGCGCAGGCTCATGCCGAGCGTCACGCCGGAGTTCTTGACCGTGCGATCCATCATCCGCTTGGTCGCCTTCTTGGCCCAGCGGTTGAACAGCGGCTCGTACTTGTCCATCAGGCCGTTCAGCGCCACACGGGCCTTCAGGCTGATGGGGTCGTGGTCGTCAATGCCACCCTCGGCGGCGTCCATGCCATGCGCGGCGTCTGAGTAGACCTGCTGCAGGGTCTTCTTCGTCTCATCGCACATGCGGCGGATGAGGGTGAGGATGACCGCCGTGTATTCCTGCTCGATGGCGGCGTTTGGCGTCAGGACTGCGCCGCGCTGAGCCTCAAGGCTTGGCTGGCGAGTCTTCGGCGGAGTCATCGTCGTCTAGTTCGGCCGCAAGTTCGGGGTCGGGCGGCGGGGTCAGCTCGAGCGCCGCGTAGCCGCTGGCCGGGTCACGCTTCAGGCGCTCCTGCTCGTTCTCCGGGGAGATCGCGCCGGACTGGATCAGCTGCGAGCCGGTCTGGGCCTTGGTCAGGTTCATGTCGGCCTGTTCCTTGGCTGTCGGTGTATCCAGCGGTCGCCATTCGACGGTCGTCTCGATGTCCTTGAGCTCGGGCACTTCGGAGCGGATGACCAGGAGGTGGTGGCGCTCGACAAGGCGCGTCAAGTCGTGAGCCTGAATGCTCTCCAGTTCCTCGTGATAGCTGGCTTCCTCGTACTCGCCGGTGGAGTTGAAGCCCTTCGGGACGGTGCCCAGCAGCTTCGTGGCAGGCATGTTCGCCTGCGCGGCGACGATCTGGTACTGCGTCATGATGACGTTGTCCAGGTCGCCGAGGCTGGTGTCGAACTGATCGAACTGGTCGCCTTCCTTATCGCCCAGCTTGACCGAGTAGTTGTCTCGCCAGCTGATCCACTGGTTCATGCGATCGATGGCCTCATCGCCGAGTGCTGTGAACTTGGCCATGTCCGTTAACCAGACGTTCGTGCGTTTGGTCTGGACGAGCTGCGGCGCCTCATTGGCCGTGCGTTCGGCGCCGTAGACCCGCTCCATGATCCGCTGGGGCAGCGGGACGCCGCCGTACATGTACTGCGGCTTGAGCAGGTCGGGCAGGTCACCGTTGCGGAAGATGACTAGGTGCGAGCGGTGGTAGCGCGTGCCGTGGATCAGCCACCACGTCGGCTCGTAGAAGTGCTCCGTGTCCGGCCGCGACGATGCCGCGATGTCCATCTGCGGGGCGCACCAGTACGGGTCGACCTGGACGATGCCCTTGTAGGAGCCCTTGGTCACGCCGTCCGGGTTGAATGGCTTCTCGTAGTATTGCGGGTCGGTGGACTCGACCTTGAACAGCGCGATGCGGATGCCGAAGATCCGGCCCATGCGCACGAACTGCTCCATGTTCCAGTTCAGCCGCATCCGGCGGTCGGCCTTGTGGAGCTTCTTCAGGACGGCCGGGTCGATGTCGTCGCCATCCACGTTGACGATGTCGAAGCCCTGGCGGATCGCGTCGCGGGCCGGTACGGTGCACGCCTTGTCGATCAGCCAATGCTGCGCCAGGATGGCTGCGAGCTGGTAGCCGATGAAGGTCTGCGAGGCGTACCACATCGCCAAGACTTCGGGGATGTTCATCGCCTGCGCTTGGAGCTTCAGGGCGATGCCACCGTTGCCGGCGTCATCCATCGCGTGGTCGGCGGTGGCGAATCGGGGCAGCTTGGCTCGGATGGCCGACAGCGTGTCCGTGAGGAAAGCGCTCGCCTTCTCCCGTGAGCTCACGCTGTCAAAGGCATGGGTGCTCCAGAAGGAGGCGGGCTCAGCCCGGGCAGGCTTCGGCGCCGGTGCGCTCTTGCTACCGGTGATCCACGAGAACATGCCCATTACCCGAAGAAGCTCGTCTTCTTCATCACGCCCGGGAGGAAGGCCATGATGAAGGCGTCGCCGAGGTTGGGCGAGTTGACGCCGCGCTTGGCAAGATCCTTCTTGCTCTCGACCTTGACACGCCCAGCGTTGTCGTAGTCGCGCAGCGGGGTGCTCAATTCGTCCATGAGTTGGTCCAGATTCGGCATCGACCCGTCGAGGAAGATCATCTCGTCGTCGGGGAAACGCTGGCCGTTGCGCACGGCGTTGTAGGTGTTGCGGAGCCGGTCTGCGACCAGCCACCAGGCCTGGGCCTTGATGTTCGAGAAGAAGTCCTTGTTCAGGACCTCCGTGTTGGCGTACTTGGCATCCGGTCGGAAGACCGAGCCGCCCGCGAAGAACTTCGAGTGCTCTACCTTCGGGCCGCCACCGGCTGCGTTGAGCTCGTTGAACTTCGCGCCCGCCCCGGCACCCACACCGATCGCGTCGTAGATGATCGAGGATCCGGTGGACTTGGCGGCCACATGCACGCGCGTGCAGGACTTGAGGAGTTCGTCCTCGCCGCCGCGCCACATGTCGCTGGACACAGCCACAGGGCCATGGGCATCGACCGTCGCGCAGGCATCCTCGCCGGCATCGGCGATGTCGAAGCCCTTACGCTTCGCGCCTCGTGGTTCGATCCCGAGTGCCTTGTGCCCGTCGATCGCGGCCATCAGCCATGCACGCCGGATCACCGAACGTTCGTCGTCGGCCCGCGGCTCACCAAGGTAGATGTGCCGGAACTCTTCTTCGTCCTCTTCCTTGGCTCCCTCAATGACCTTGAGGATGGTGGAGCTTAGGAACGGGTTCTCGGTGTAGTTGATCAGCCGTTTGACCGTGTCGGGCGGCGGGTTGCGCACAAAGCGCTGGTACGTGAAATCGGTCGCTAGGCGCGGATTGAAGATGATCCAGTGCTGCGAGCCTTCCTTGCGGAGCGTCGGGTCGATGATCTTCCACTGCTCCTCGGTCAGGAGGTGGGCCTCTTCCGCCCAGTGGACGTCAATGCCTTCAAGCGACTTGATTTCGCTGACGTGGCGCCATAGGCCGTAGAAGACGAACTCGCTACCCGTCGATCGGCAAATGATCTTGTTGTCGAGGATCTTGAACTGCTTTTGCAGCCCGAACCGTTCGATCTGCACCTTCAAGAGGGTGTAGACCGACTCCTCGATCTTGTTCTGGAACTGGCGGGTGCACAGAAAGCGCAGGCGCATCTTCTGCGCCAGAAAGATCGCAAAGCCTGCTGCGTCCCAACTCTTCGATGACGACCGGCCTCCGTAGAGGATCCGGTTGCGCGCTGGCGTCAGCCAGAAATCACGAAGCGCCGGATTGAGGCTCGGGGCGGCTACCTGCATAGAAGTCCGCCAATGTCATGGGCGTCATGACGGGCGCGCCGTCTGCACCGGTCACCTCTCGGCGGTTGGTGAACGAGCCGCCGGCCTCTTTGGCAGCCTGCTCGATGAGTTGCGCCGCAAGCGCCGTGTTGCCCTGCCCCTCCACCTTGACGAGAAGGCGGTTCAGCGTACGAAGGCGATAGGCTTGGCTGGCGATCGGGATCGTGCTCACGTCCTTGAGGAACGCAGCGCGCGTCTCGTCAAAGATGGCCTTGAGCTTCTTTCCCAAGCCGCGTCCACCGATGCGAGTCGGGTCGTATTCGTGCACCCGGCGACGGTCGACCTCGATACCAAATTCTTCTCGGACGGCGAGGCTGACTTGTGTCGGCGTATCGAAGCACGCAAGTGCTTGAACGATGAAGAGCTTTTGCTGCTCGGTCAGTGATGCCATATTGTGAAATCCCGTCCGGGTTTAGTCCGGCTCAGGCAACCCTTGCGAGGCACGTACCGCAAGCGCCTACTAACATTGACTCAGTCACCTCGGGCTTGGCATTGGCTGCCTTCACCATGCGAGCGACGGAACTGTCGGGGTCGCCAACGCCGTAGCGCCTGACCACTCCAACAAATTCCTCAACATCGTGGCCCTGAATGGCGATCTTGGGCTTGCCGTCCTTACCGAACATCGGCGCGCCGAAGGGGTCGCACTTGTGAGCGAGGTGGTAGAGCTCATGCTCGACCAGTGCGCACCACTGGGTGTCCGTGCACTGCGATGCGAAGCGTCCATCTAGCGTGATCAGGAAGCTGGGCACGCGCCCGAACCACTGACCCATCTGCTGTTCCTGGCGCCCGCGCTGCCAAGCGTTGCAGCGGAAGGCGACCTCTTCCGCCGTCCCGATGACCTGGCGCATCTTGCTGATGAATCCACCATCCGCCCACAGGACACAGACGTCCGCGTCGATCAGGTGCGCGTGGTCGACATTGTGCAGCGCGCCATCGCGGGCAAGGATGTTCTCCTGAATCCAGTCCCAGACTCCAACTGCGGGCGCGAAGTCGACCGTGCTTCCGAGTTCTCTCGGGGGCATCGGGCGTCGGGCGATGGTCGGCTTTACCGACTTGCTGCGGGCCATATTCCGGGTCAAGATCAGCTGGTGCTGATGCCACCGATGGCCAGGATGGAGGCGAAGGCGACGCCACCGGCTTTGACAATCGAGGCTTTCGCGATGCCACCAGCGCTCTGCACAACCGCTCCGGCGGCGACCATTGACTGCGTCGCTGTCGAGCCCCATCCAGACGTTGTCGTCCAGACCTCGTAGTCGAACGCCGTTACGCCGGAGTCTGCGCTGAACGTGCCGTCCGCATTGACGGTCACGGTGCCTGTTCCCTGGATATTGCCCCAGGCGATTTGGTCTCCGCTGGCGATGTCGCCACCACCCGTCGCGGTCAGGCGGTTCGCGCTCGTCGAGTTGGGCGTGCCAATGTTGACGAAATTCCAACCCGTCTGCGGCAGCAGGCTCGTGACGCCTGTGTAGGTGTTGCTCGAGCCGCTCGCGTTCGTGTTGACGATCAGGTCGAGCTCGATGCCGTACTTGTTCGTCCCGCGCAGCAGCGAATTGATCGTGATCGCAGTGTCGGCCCACGAGTTCACTGTCTGCGTGACCGCGCCCAGAGTAACGCTACCCGCGCCCTGGGCCGATCCGAACAGCGAGCCATTGATGGTGAGCGCACCCTGGTAGCGCGGCGTCGCGGTGCTCACGCTCGTGATGAGCGGCGTGGTGTTCTGTTCGGTGAACACCAGTTGACAAGCCACCCAGTCATCACCAGCTTGGGCCGGCGTGAAGGTGGATGTAACTGCGCCAGTGCCGGTCACACGCTTGTGTTCGACCTTGATGAAGTCCGCGAGGCCGTTGGACTTCTGCCCCGTGTGCAAGAGCGTCTCGCCGGTACCCGCAGAACAGGTGCAACCGTTGGATCCGACGAGGTTGATCGCGTAGCCGAGCACTGCCACCGGGGGCGTCGTGACCGTGGCCGAGTTGGAGGCCAGCGAGTCAGCCGCAGTACCTACGCCGGCCGTGCGCTTGTAGGCCGCAGTGACCTGGAGCGCACTCGAGGTGACCAGTCCGCGGATGACATCCGCAAAGACGCCGAGGAACGTGCAGGAGGCGCCGGCCGTCGTCTTGATGAATGTCGGCGTCCCAGCTACCGTGACTTGGCAGATGAAGAAGCGTGCCCCATGGTTGCCGGATGTCGACAGCCAGAAGTGGGGGGTTGTATTCTCGGTGTAGGTGTTGCCGAGGCTATCCGTGACCGTCTGGGTGACATCGGTTGCGGCAACGTAGGGGACGAAGACGGCGACCCAGTCACCAATCTGCAGCGCCGGCATGCTTGCCGTGCACTGCTGGACAGTGCTGCCAGAGCCACTGTTGTCGAAGACCGACGTCGGGCTGAGGATCGTGTAGCTCACGTGCCGATCCCTTGCGTTGCGCCGTAGTCATTCTTGGATCCCGACGGTGTGCCGGTGCCAGTCTGCGGGCGCGCAATTCCGTAGAAGTCCGTCGCGATCGCAATCGGCTCGGCGGCCGTCATGGCGCCCAGTCCAGGGCTTCCGGTGGCCAGCGTCAGATTCAGATTCGGCAGATCCGTGAACAACGGATTGCCATAGGTCGCTGCGGTGTCCTTCGTCGGCGCGGTCGTGACAACACCGTCGAAGTCGTAATACAGGTTGTTTGCCATCACCACGCCGGTGTCGGATGCACCGTAGGTCGTGAAGCCCAGCGACGCGTTGTGCCCCGCACGCATCACGAGAACGTTGGCCTTGATGTTGAGCGTGCCGCTGGTCTGGTTCGCCCCGTCGTTCACGATCATCTGGTTGTAAGCACCCGTCGTCGCCGACTGCACCAGCGTGTTGTGGACGAAGTTCACAGCGCGGCTGGCGACGTTGTCGCTCATCTTGAACGACGCGCCGTTCTGGGGGCCAGCGCTGCAATCGATGATGAAGTTGTCGTAGATGTCAGCCGACTGCAACGACGATGCGCCGGTGATGCCGTTCTTGGCGGCACGCAGCACCCAGTTGCCATAGACCTTGTGGCCGATGAAGTGATCGCCGCTACCCTGGGTGTCGTTCCACTGGATGCCGGATCCGCCATGGATGTCCTCAATGCGGTTCCAACGAACTGTCCAGTTGTGCGAGCAGGGCCCACTCTTGGCTGCGGCGATGTATTCCGCCGTCGCGATTGCGCTGGCCGTGAAATTCTGCGCGCCCGAACCGATGTAGATGCCGTGATTGGTCATCGACGACTGATTGCAGTCGACATCGTGTATGTAGTTGCACTGCAGCAGGCAGTTGTAGCCCTGACCCGGCAGCGCGCCAGCGAGCGCCGTCGTCGTCGTCGGCCACGACAACTCGCAGTTGCTGACCCACCAGAAGTCGGCGCCCTGCTGCAAGTTGATCGGCGCCCCGTCGCTCGAGCCGCTGGCGGCCGCGCTGAAAACCTTCAACCCGCTGATCGCCACGTACTGGCCGGTGCATGTGCCGAGCGCTTGGTTCGCGTAGGCGCTGTTGGCACCGTGAATACCGCCTAGGCCACCCGAAGGATCTTGGAAGTAGGGCGTCTCCGGAGCATTGGCGCCAACAGCGCCCGGGTAGCGCGTGAAGCGAATGCGACCGTGTCCCACCGTGCCGTTCGGAGCGGTGCCAAGATGACGCGCTTCACGGAACCGGCACCAGCGACCATCGAAGCCGACCTGATCGCTGTAGGGGGTGCCGCTGTTAGCGCGGATGACGATGCAGTCGCCGGGTTGCAGGCCGGTGTCGCCCTGCGCGGTCGTGGCGGCCCACAACGAGCCGCTGACGGCCGCTGACGCCCCGCTGTAGTTCTGCAGGTAGCGAAACGGCTTGGTGATGTCGTCGGGCTTGCCCGTCGCGTCACTGCCGGCGACGTTGTCGACGTACCAGGTGCGACCCGGCTGGATCGTGAGCGCTGCGGTCAGGACGTTGGTGTCCGTACCGTTGACCGTGAGCTTCAGGTCGAGCACACGGCCGTTGACCATCGATCCGCCGAGCGAACCGATCTGGAAGATCAACGCCATGATCTGGTGTGTCGAGAACACCTTCGGCAGCGTCAGGCAACGGTAGTTGTCAACCTCGTGCCAGGCGTTGTCACCCAACGGATCGCGAAAGAACGCGCGCACGCCGCTCGACGTACCTATCGCAGAAATGCGGCCCAGGTTGTAGCCGTAAACCTCGACGTAATGGCCCTTGTTGTTCTCGCCGCCCGTCAGCGACGCGCTGTCGGTATCCAGTCCGAGTAGCGTCGGCGCGGTGACGTAGCCGGTCGGCTTGTCCCCGTTCGGGTACGCGGAGTTGCGCGTGTTGTCGAAATTCAGAAGCCACGAGCTCCAGTTCTTGGCGACTGCGTTCTTGACCGCCATGACGTCACACCGTCACGTAGAAGCTGTCGATCTGCACGCGGATCTCAGTGGCCGACAGTGCATAGCCGATGCGACGAACGTCGGCGCCGGAGGTGGGGGCCGTCTGCGTGAGGCCACCCGCCGTCGTGCTCAGGTAGATGTCTCCGCCAGGCGTCCACGTCCAGGCATCGTTGCGTGCAATACCGTTGTCCAGCACATCAAGCGGGTTGCCGCTGGTGCCGGCAGCCGCAGCCAGACCGCGCGCCTGTCGTGTGCCGGTACCGTCAGCATCGGCGAGCAGCCAGGTGCCGCCAGAGCCCATGTAGACGGCCTGGAACTGAGTGATCGTCGCGCCCGCGTTGTAGCCGCTGATGGTCGTCCCGATGGTCGTCAGGTTGGCCGCCGGCTTGGCATGCGAGAGCGCGGGGTTGGTGATCGCCGGGGTCGTCAGCGTCTTGTTCGTCAGCGTCTGGGTCGCCGTGCGGCCCACGATGGTGTCGTTGGTGCCCGGGAAGGTGAACGTGGCGCCGTCCGCACCCGCTGCGAACGTGATCGTGTTGTTCCACGCCAGCGTCTTGCCAGCCGCGCCCGTCAGCGTGGCGGTGCCAGCCGTCCAGGTGTTGCCGTTGTAGGTCTTGTTCGTCAGCGCTTGCGTGGCGGCCAGCCCCACGAGGGTGTCGGTCACTGCAGGAGCCGTCAGGGTCACCGTGCCAAGGGCACCCGTCGCAGGCGCGATGGTGATCGTGCCGCTGGTCGCATTGGCCAGCACGACGCCACCGACCGAAGATCCGGCGACGCCAAGATTGATCTTGGACACGCCATCGGTCGTGACGCCAGCCACTACCTTGGCATCGCTCGAGCCGGCGCCCAGCACTACGGCGTTGGCCGTCAGCGCGCCGCCGCTGTTGGTTACCGTGCCGGCGCCGGCAGGGGTCGCCCAGGTACCGTCGCCACGCCAGTAGGTGCTGGCAGTCGCGCCGGTGCCGCTGTTGAGGTTGCTCGGCGGCAGGTTGCCCGTGACGCCGGTCGACAGCGGCAAGCCGGTGCAGTTGGTGAGCGTTCCCGACGCGGGCGTCCCGAGCGCGGGAGTTGTCAGCGTCGGCGACGTCAGGGTCTTGTTGGTCAGGGTCTGCGTTGCCGCCACACCGACCACCGTGTCCGTGCCCGTGGGGAACGTGAACGATCCTGAGCCGGCCGCAGCCGTCGCGTGCAGCGTCAGGCTGCCGCTGGTCGACCCGGCCAGGACGAGGGTCGCGTCGTTGAACGTCTTGGCGGCCGTGACCGTCTGCGACGTCCCGAGCAGCATGTCGCCCGAGCCACCGGTGGAGTTCCAGACAGCCGCGCCAGCAGCGTTCGACTCGCACCAGAACAGGGTGTTCGAAGACGTGTTGGCCCACAGCGATCCGACGCCGTAGCCTTGCGTCACGTCGTTGGACGTGCCGGGGTTTGTCGTCGCCGTGAAACTGTTCAGGAACGCGCCGTCCCCGAAGACGTGGTAGGCGGTGCCGTCCCAGCGGAACATGATCCACAGCTGGCCGCTGCCGGCGATCGGGCAGGTCGAGCGCGCCGCCTGGGTGACAACCGAGAACGCGCTCGGGAACGTCAGCGTGTGCGGATTGGGATCGGAGTTGGTGACGTGGACGGAGAACCAGGTGTTCGCCGTCGCGGGCGTGCCGCTAAACGTGAACGTAGTGTCAACCGCGATCGTCTTGGTGTTCAGGCCCTTGGTGACATCGATCGCGAGCGCAGCCATCGCATTCGCGGTGGTGATGTTCGCGCCATCCGTCGAGACGATGCCGCTCAGCGTGGGAGCGGTGAGCGTCTTGTTCGTCAGGGTCTGCGTGGCGCCGAGGGCAACCAGCGTGTCCGTGACCGCCGGCATCGTCAGGGTGACGGAGCCGAGCGCGCCAGTCGCCGGGGCGAGCGTGATGCTTCCGCTGGTGGCATTGCTGAAGCCCACCGAGCCGACAGACGTACCCGCGACGCCGAGGTTGACCTTGGACACGCCATCCGTGGTCAGGCCTGCGGCGACCTGCGTGCCGGTCGTGCCCGTGCCCAGGACGATGCTGTTGGAGAGCAGGTTGCCCGAGTTCGTGACGGTGCCCCCGCCCGCCGGGGCGGACCAGGTGCCGTCTTCGCGCAGGAAGCGGGTGGTGCCGGCGCTCGCGCCCGGGTCGGGGACGGCGCCCGGCGCGTGGCTGGCGCCGGAGGCGACCATCACGGCCATGTTGGCGCCCGGCAACGTGCCAGTGACGCCCGTGGTCAGCGGCAGACCCGTGCAATTCGTCAGGGTGCCGGCGCTCGGCGTACCGATGTTCGGCGTGACGAGCACAGGGCTGTTGGCGAAGACGTTCGCGCCAGTGCCGGTACCGCCCGTGATCGCTGCGGCGAAGTTGGCGCTGCTGGGCGTGGCCAGGAACGTGGCGACGTTTGCGCCGAGGCCGGACACGCCAGTCGCGATCGGCAAGCCGGTGCAGCTGGCCAGGTTGCCGCTGGCAGGGGTGCCCAGGACAGGCGCCGACATGACGGGCGCGGTCAGGGTCTTGTTGGTGAGCGTGTCCGTCGTGGCGCGGCCAACGAGGGTATCCGTCGCAGCCGGCAGAGTGATCGTGTTCGACCCAGCAACAGCCGGCGCATTGACGGTGATCGCGCCGCTCGTTGCGCCGGCGACCGAGAACTTGCCGCTGTTGAACGTCTTGGCGCCCGTGATGGTCTGGATCTGGGCGAGGTACATGTCCCCGCCACCGCCACCGCCGCCACCGCCACCGAAGGACGTTGCGACCTGGTTGCCGCTGCCGTCGACCGTCAGGAACGTGGGAACGCCCGTCGACGGGTCAACGGCGACCGCGATGTTCGGCGTAGTCGTCGAGTTCTGGTCGACGAGGAATGCGTTGGGAGCGGTCATGGCGTGCTCAGCAATACCCGGGCAGCGCGCCGTACTAGACTGGCGCGGCGCATGCGGGTTGGTGTGTGGGGCGCCTGCTCCGCTGTCGCGTTGAGTTCAACAACACGAAGGGGAACGAGATGAGACGCACCGTCTTGGCAGCGGGAGCTGCCGCATTGGCGTTCGGGTGTTCGATGGCAAGGGCTGACGCAGTGGTCAACCTGCCCATCGCTGGGAGCTACCGGATCCAGACCGGCTACGGATGTGGGGTCAATCAGGACGACCCGTGCGACACGACTACCCAGTTCACCGGGCTTCTGTCGATTGACCTGCCTTCACTTGCCGATGGCGACTACTACGCCGCGGGCATCGGGTTCGCTGTGACCGGCGTAGGCCGTGAGTTGGCTTTCACCAGCGATATGGATCACGCCGCCGAGGTGTCGATTCGCAACGGCTATGTCGTCGGCTACTCGCTCAACGCGGGTGTCGATGGGTGCTGTGTGTTCGGCGCGCACTACGGTGGCGGGATGAACGCCATCTCGTACGACGAGCAGGAATCGCACTCCGACTTCACCCTAGAGGCTGTTCGGCAGGTTCCCGAGCCGGTGTCGGCGATGATGCTGGTGCTGGCCGTGGGCGTCGGGACTGTTACGGGAAGACGGTCGCAGGTACGGCGACGTTGACCAGTCCGTAGGTGCTATCGAGCACCAGCTGCTGGCCGGCGGTCGTGAGTTGCGCGGGGTTCGACGTCGAGAAGAAGTTGCTGTTCGCCTGGAGGCAGGCGGCGTAGTAAACCGAGGTCGTGCTCGAAGCATTGACCGGGTCGTCCCAGGCCCAGTACTTCCAGCTCAGGCCGCAGGCAGCAGCCACCGAGATGGTCTCGAGCGTTTGTGCGGTCGTGATCGAACCGGAGGCGACGTTCTCGTTGGCCGGGCCAAACTCACCGATGCCGTATGGGATGCCGAGCGAGACAGCCGCCGAAGCCATCGCCTGAGCCACAGGCGCCAGCGCGCCGGCCGAATACGTACCGTAGGCGTGGAGCTCGATGGCGATGTTCTGCTGCGGATCCGCCGCCTTGATCGCAGCGGCGTGGTTCAGGATCGTCCACGCGCGACCGGCGGCTGGAGCGTCCTGGCCGCTGCCCGGCGCGTCCAGCACGATGGTTCCGAGGTAGCCAGCGGTGCGCAGCATCTGCACCATGGTGATGCAGGTATCGCGCCAAGTGACATCGGTCATCGTGGTGCTGGCCGCGGTCTGGCTAACGTCCACGGTGTAAGTGCCGTTCGAACCGGTTCCCGTCAGGAACGCAGTGACGGTGCATGGCGTCACACCCGAACCGTTGATCTTCTGGCCGACGTAGACGCTGGCCGAACTCGACGGCACGGTCATCGTCGTCCCGGAGATCGACGCGGTGTAGGTACCAGCTGAGGCGCCCCACTCGTTAATGATGTTGAGCAGCATCCACCGCTCGTAGGGGCCGAAGTTCGCGTAGTTGTCGACCCAGACCTGAGCCGCAGCGACGGCGAAGTCAGGGTTCTTCTGGCCTGTCGTCCCGTTGCTGTAGACGACATTCTGCGGCGAGGCGATGCTGTTGGAGGTGCTCGTGGTGTACGTGCCCTCCTTGCCCGGGATGCCGCTCGGGTTCGTGTTGGTGAGCTGCGCCTTGATGACCGTGGTCGAAGACACGCCGGTCGAGATGAAGCCGCCGCCAGCGCCCGAGCTGTACGACGGCGCGCAGCCGATCACGCCCGAGTTCATCGTCGTGACGGTCATCGTCGTGCCCGAGAACGTCGCTTCGAAGTTCGCGCGGACGTAGGGGATGACCAGCTGCGGCACGACGCTGTTGGAGATCATCGCGTCGATCAGCGGCTTGTTCACCGACGCCCAGTTCTGGGACGTGTCGATGAACAGGCGATGGGTGTTCGCCTTCGCGTTGAACAGGCCCGTGTCGTTTCCAGGACGGTTGCAGTCCCAGTGGAGGCGGTTCAGGCCACGGCCGTCGAAACGGTTGCCGTTGGCGTCGTAGATCGCGCCGTTCTTGGTGAAGAAGCCGACGCCCGTGCTCGCCGCCGGCCGCGTGGCCGTGGCGGGCTTGGCGGCGACCTGGTCGATACAGGCAGCAGGCGCGAGCGAGTGGTACGAGTAGACGTTGCTGCTGAACTGCGTGCCACCCAGCAGCGTCGGGTCGCCGAAGTTGCTCGTTCCACCCGTGTAGGTGCCCGGGGCGACCGTCGTCTCGATGTAGAAGGTCGGGTTCGGGCCGAGCGGGCAGATCAGCCGCACCACGCTCACGGTCAGGATCGTGATCGTCGTGGCTTCGGTCGCGATGAAGTTCGTGCCGGATGTCGGCGAGGACTTCGTCAGGACGCCGGTCTGCGAGATGACTTGCCCGGTGGCCGAAAACTCTTGGCTGCGGAAGGTTCCGAACGGCGTGACCACCGAGACACTCGGGTAGCCGCCGACGTCGCTGGCGCCGCTGCGCGCGCTGGTCAAGCTCGGCGTGTAGGTCGAGCCCGTGGCGCCGGGGATCAGGATCGGTCCGGAGCCGGTGTTCCAGTACCACTGCTGGCTCGTGATCGGCCCGGTGTAGCCGGGGATCGTGTAGTTCAGCGGCTGGCCGATGACTGGGTTGGCCAGAATCACCGGCTGCACGCTTTGCAGCGGCGAGCAATTGCCGAACAGCTTGATCGCTGCTGCCGTGATGGTGATCGGCATCATGTCAGCAACTCACCCGAAATCAAGCGTCCCAAAACATCTCGACGCATCCGGCGATACCCGCCGCGCCAGCTTGATTGCCGGCACCGCCCCCGCCACCACAACCATAAGAAGTTGAGGCAGCAGACGCGCCTGCGGCGTTGCTGCCGCCGGAACCACCAAGGCCCACGCCGAAGCATGTGCAGCCACCAGCGCCGCCGCCTCCATTGGAGGCATTGAGCGTGCCACCGGCGCCGTTCTGCACCGTGAATCCGCCCAGGTAGGTCGATTGCCCACCCGCGAAGTTCACGGCACCACCAGCGCCGCCAGAGCCGGCTCCGGCCCCGCCTCCGCGAATGGCATATCCGTTGTTCACCACCGCCCCAGCGCCACCAGCGCCAGAGCCGCCGGTACCGCCAGCGACTAGCAGCGCTGCCGCTGCACCGCCAGAGCCCCCATTGGTCGAGGCGCCAGCGGATCCGCCCTTACCTTGAGGATAGGTACGCGTCCATCCCGCCGACGAGGCAATCGACGTATCGCCGCCATTGCCGCCACCGGATCCGATCGCACCGAAAGTACCCGCCGCGCCAACCGTGATGGTCAGAACGTCGCCGGGATTGACCTGAAGGTATTCATTGCGTGAGCAGAATCCCGCGCCACCGCCGCCACCACCGCCGCCGGCCGTAGCAAAGCCACCAGCGCCACCGCCACCACCGCCGACCGCGTTAGCGCGAATGGTGTAGACGCCCGCAGGCACAGTCAGGGTGAACGGGCCGGCGCCAGCCGTCGTCACGCCATCAATGATCTTAGAGGCAGCGAGGTAGATCGCGCTATGGGAAACGCGCGGGCTGGAAACGTTGAATGCCATGCCAGTCTGCCTTAGACGATCTGGGCGTCAAACCAACTGTCAGCCGTCGCACCAATCGTCTTGGTGGGGCCGGTGCTGGAGTTGCAGATAACGATGCCATTCGTGAATGGACGGCCAACATCGCCATAATCAAACGAGAAGTTGGTGCCAGCCGCGACCCAGACAACGCATGCCGGGACTGCCGTGTCGGCGGGCAACGTTGAAGAGTCATGCATCTGGTAGAACTGCGAAACTCCTGAGTTGTAGCCGGTCAGAGAATAGAGACGGCCCGCCGACGCCTTGATGACGTGACTCTTCTCGTATGCCGCGCTCGAGACGTTCGTTGTTGCGGGCAAAGAACTGCCGCCGCCACCCGCGCCAGTCGAATAGACCTGCTCGGAGAACGTGCCGTCGCCGTTGTCGTGGTACTTGATCTGGAGGCCGCCAGCGCCCGCAGGCAGTACGTCCAAGCCTACGGTTTTGTCAGCCATGATGATTCCTGGAGAAGTGCCCGCGCCCGCCGCCGCGCCCGAAGGGCGTGCCGCCATTCACGCGGGGAGAAAGAGTCCCGCGAGTGCTTGTCACCACGTCGCGAGCTGCCGGGGATGTGGCTCTAGGCCGGCTGGCTAGCCCCTGTGCCCGTGAACTGACGTTCGGAATGGGCGATGCGGGGCGGCGGATAGAGAAGAAGGTCAGGCGCGGATGCGCGCCTGGCGCACCGGCACCTCAAGCGCCACCAGCCCCAGCAGTCGAAGGACGCAGGGCGGGAGGTGTGCGAGGAGCCGGCGGAGGATCACGCGCTGATGACCGCCTTTTGGGCGGCGTCCGGGACGGACAGCGTGACGGTCGTCACCGGGGCGGTGAACGGATCGGAAGCCAGCGAGCTCACGCCGTTCTTGGTCACCACGAGCGTGACGGTGGCACCCTCGGGGATGTCGGCTTGCATCGACGGGGCCGCCGACGTGAACGAGTTCGAGTAGGCCGAGCCGTCCGCGAGCGAGCCGGTCAGGACAAACGTCCATTCGGTGTCGGCGGTACCAGCAGGGAAGACGGCGGTGGCAACGGGGGTCGAGAGGGTAGCGGTCATGCGGGGACTTTCAGCGGTAACGCAGGCAACCGGCGATGAAACCGATCAGCAGGAAGATGGCGGCGGGCGCGGTCATGGCTCACGCCGGATCGCCGCAGACGCCGCGGTTGTCCCAGCGGATCATGAGATCGCCGGGCGCGTCGATGTGCACGAGCAACGCATCCACGCCCTGGCCGCCGTCGCAGTGGTGCGCCTTGATCTGCAGGCTGCCCTGCTGATGCATGGAACGCTCGACGGGCAACTCTTCATGCGCGGGCGCAGGAGTCGGCGCAGTGGCGCACCCGGTCATGGACGCAGCGATGATGATCCATGCGAAGACGAGACGCGACATGGCTGCTCCAAATGCAAAAGGCCTCCGCATGGGAGGCCTGGGCGAATCGGGAATGGCTACGCCTCTGCGAGGCTGCCGGTCTTGCCGGCTTACCCGCTGGCGCGGGGATTGGATTCATCCGGCGGGACGCAACCTAGCCGGACGTGCGGCCACTCTACAGCGATAAAATTCGGCGCGCAAGTGCTTCGCTCATTGCCTCGACAAACTCATCGGCTCGGCGGCGCAGGTCGGCCTTGTGGGCTTCGGGAACCTCGCTCCAGGCCGCCTCGGCTGCCGCCCGAATGATGGAGAAGCCTTCATCGTTGTGCCGGATCGGGCCAACTGTCGTCAGGAGGCGGAGCATCTCGACCTCAAGCGCATCGCGGAGAAGGTCGACGCAGTCGGCGTCGGTCATCGCGCGCGAGGAAGTGGAAATACCTCGGCGTCTTCGATGATTCGGATCGCGGCGATCATCGGGGCCGACAACCGCGACACCCCGTGGCGGCGCTTCAGTTCGGCGACGTCGCTCGGGTGCAGGCGCATCTCCGGCTTCGGTGCCTCACCGACACTTTCAATAGCTGCACGCATCTCGGCGAGTAGCGTATAGAGGTCTTCCGCCGTGACATTTGTGCCTGTGGTGTTCGAGAGATTCATGGCAGTTCCACCGTCTCGCCCAGCTTGCTGGCAACGAACGCGCGCATGGCGGCGATCAGCGGCGTGTCGCCCATGCCATTGGCGTCAGAGGCATGCACGTCGAGCGCGTATTCGCCGTAATACCCCTGGTCGGAGCAGCCCGGCATCCACGCGTTCCAGCGGCTGTCCAGCCAGGCCGTCGCGATTCGCTCGCGTTGGATGATCGGTCCGCCATGCTCCCATCGCGTGGATGGCGAGAAGACCGGGAAGCCATCGATGTGGGGATTTGGCGTGATCTCCGCGACACATAGGGCGCGACGCATGCCAAATTCCGGGTCTGTCGGCACAAACGACCAGCGCAGGCCCATGGCTTTCGCAACTGCGCAGTCTAGCTCCGCCCCCAGCAGATCGGCCACCTTGTGCGCCGTCATGCCGACACCATTGCAGCCTGCGCGGGCGGCTCATCCTTCAGCCGCTGGTTCATCTCGCGCGTAACCCGTCCGAGCATGATGTCTACCTCCATCATGAGGTAGCCGGCGAAGTCATCTTCTTCCTTGGTCTTGCCGATGCGGGGGTTGCGCTTGCCCGAGCCGCCGCAGCCGCCCTTGCGCATGTCGTTGCAGATTTTCTGTGGCGAGTGGTCGTAGCCGCCATTGAAGCCGCGGCCTTCGCAGCGGTAGCAGTTGGGATCAAGCAGCAGGTCGAGCACGCGCCCGGCGAGGGCCATGACGACGGTGTGCTGAGCCTTCTTGCCCTTGCGCCAGGCTGCGACGAGGCCAGACTGCTCGGGGTCGACCAACGGCATCGGGCCGACGTCCATGAAGCGGCGCTTGCCGGCCAGCACCATTGCCCACTCGCCGAAGGCTTGCTTGGTTGAGGACAGGCTCTTGAGCTTCATCAGCACGAAGGCATGAGCCATCCGGGCATCGTGGGCCATCTGGTCGCGCATCGCCTCGGCGGCCTTAACCATGCAAGCCTGGAGTTCCTCGGGAGTCATCTTGCTCTCGCCGAGGCGCTCGCGGCGATTGCCTTCGCGGGTCACGGCATCGGCGGCGACCACTCGGGCATGCTCGCGGGTATCGGATGTTTCGAAGTTCCGGCGGGCAATGGCTCGGGGGCCACGCACCTCGTCGTATTCGGCCATGAGGCGGAACAGGAGGGAACCGATTGTCGGCCGTTCGGTGCTTGAGCCAGCCATCCCGGCGGCCATGATGATGTCGATGTCGCCTCGCTTGTGCGGGGTCAGCTCCAGGTGGCTACTGGACATCGCGACGGTATACCTCTCGCGCAGCGTTGTCGGTTCCTGGTTCATGCTGACCTCTCAGTGGTGCCGGTCTGGGCACCGTACATCCGGGATTGTGTCGGTACCTGCCCGGTTTCGTGAAGGGGTAGTGCGAAGGTTCTTCATGCGCCCGACTCCGAGAGCGGCGCGAACTGCACCTCCACCGCCCACCGCCCACGGCGCTGCTCGTACCGATACCGCACAATCTCGCGTTTGCGGTCGTCGATCCCGATCCATGTAGAGATCTGGTCGCGGACGCCCTTGAGCGCTCCAGGAAGGTTGTCGTCGTCGAGGCCGCCTGACGGCGCCACCCGCGTCAGAGTCACTACGCAAGGCGTGGGGGGCTTTGTGACTGGCCTTAACAGCCATGCCGTGGCATCCCGCTCAGCCTTCACTCGCCGCGCTCGGGCCCTCCAATGCTCACGGGCGTTGAGGCCGGAGACGGTACGTAGTGGGATGACAATCATTCGCCCCGATACCTCTCCCACTTCGTCTCGCTGAAGACCACGCCCAGGTCAGTGACTGCGAAGGCCATGACTTTGTCGAGGTACTCGCTCATGCGCTTGACGGACAGGCGCGTCGTGCTGCGAAGTTCTTTGCGGACAACCTTGCGCTTGCGGCCGGCGATGGTCTCCCTAACGAAGGCATAGCCAAGGTATTCGCGCTTGAAATACAGGTGCCAAGCGTCCGCCGTCCAGCCCTGTCCGTTGATGCGCGCCTGCTCGCTGATCTCCTTCAGCACCACGCCCCACATGTACCGGTTCTGACGCAGGCTTCTGTCGTCATCAGCCTCTTCGGCGCGGATGCGGACTTCCTTGCCGTCCGCGATCAGCATCTGCGCGCGTTCGTAGGCCAGTCGAGCCACGCGATGCGCGCCCTCTCGTGTGCTGACGATGACGTCGATTGGATCAGCCATTATTGCTTCGGCATTTGAGGCTTGGACGCCCTCCCGGGCGCAGTGGATGCGCGCTCCGTGAACGCGCCCCACCTCTTCAGCCAGTCGGCCATGGGCATGAGACGTGCGCCCCATTCCTCAATGGGAGCGTTCGGGTCACAGTCGTCATCCCACCAGATCACCCAGCCGTCGCAGCGTTCAGCGAGCGCCTTCATCTCGGCGACCTGGTCGTCATCGACGTAGCCGAATCCGTAGTTCCTCTCGGCCACTGGGTTGGACACCATTTTCCACAAGGAATATTCGTTGCCGCTCATCCAACCGGCACACCAGCAGTCCTCGCTGATGTCGGACATGAGTTCGTAGAGGCGCGCGGCATCGCCCGAGAGTTCGCGGTCAGTGCTCATTCGTCTTCTCCGTCAAGGCCGAACAGCGCCTCGAAGTCCTCGGCATGGATGATCGCCTCGCCGGTGTTGAGGCGGAAGACGCGCAGGTCATGTCCCATGAACGACAGGACGCCGCTGTGCGTTGCATAGCGCTCGCCGAGCGGCGGCGTGTTTGAGTCGGCCTCGACCCACGCGACGGACTTCATCAGTTCATTGATGGCTGTCACTCGTCTTCTCCTTTGATGACTCCAACGCGGACCAGCACGGCGCGGAGTCGCGCGTCCATGGCTGACATTGCAATGAGGTGCGCTCGGGTGTCGGCCGCGGCTTTGACCTCGAACGCCCTCTTCTCTTCGCGACTCATGACTGCGCCCATTCCAATGTCGTGGTGGCATCCAGTGATGCCGGGCCGCGGCACACACCCAGGCCAGCACGTCAAATCGCAACTCTTGATGCGCCCACCCTTCGCCGCTCCCCTGCCTCCGGTATCCGAGTGGCAGGCGTTGCTGAAACCGATGACACCGCACCGAGCGCAGGGCAACGACGCGACGGCCTGGCGGTAGTCCTCGTCGCGGACGTAGGTCGCCTTCGGCTGCGGGGAGAAGACGGGCTCGCTGGGCTTCGGGGCGCGCGCCAGCCGAAGGATCGGCCGCTCGGGACGTTCCTCGGCCGGTGGGCGCGGCTTCCATTGCGAGGCGAATCCCGATCGCCTCATGGGTGTGCGCTGCTTGAGCATCAGAGCACGCTTATCAGAATGAAGAACGCCCACCATGGACTGCCGGTCATGATCAGCACCACGGCAGCAATGAGTCCGGCGACAGCAATGACGGCTTTCGCCGCGTTCGCATTCATGCTTCCACCCCGATCCGCAGCATGTCGCGGAACCAGTCGCGCGCCTTCTGCAAGGGTGACAGCTGGGCGTCATCGATCGTCTTGCGAAGACTCGCGACGATGATGGTGACGTCGTCTCTCTGTGATCTCAGTGAAGCGTTGTCGCGACGCAGGTCTCGCACACTCTGCTCCAGGGCAATGATCCGGTCGCGGAGTGCATTCGCTTCCTCGCCAGCAATCCGCGCCGCGGCTTGCGCTCTCAACATCTCGCGGTGGCACTCGTCCCGCTTCTCGCGGAGTTTGGCCTCACGCCGCTGGGCAATCTCCGCTTGGTTGCGGGCGCGGTCAATGGTGGGTTGGTAGTCGCGCTGGCGGCTCATTTGCGCCACCTCACGATGACAATGTCATCGAATCCATCGAGACAGAAGAACGCCAGCCATACCAGAAGCGAGAGGCCGCCCAGAAAGGTGACTCCCGGGGCCGCGATCAGATCGCCAACCGTCAATTTCCCATTGCTTCTCACGATCAGTCCGAACGCTAGAGCACCCGCGGCGAACCAGAGCGCGGCACAAACATACGCGGTCATGCAAACCTCCGTGTCGCTTCACCGAGCTTGACGTCGCGCACGTCGACATCGTTCTCGCCGGGGTTGGCCAGAGGCTCGAGCGCGGCGTCGTAGATGCCAACCGCGAACTGCCCCGGCTTGTTCGGATGAGGACATGGCGGATCGACCTTCCATGCCGGTCGGCCGTCCTTCGGTGCATAGGACTCCACGCATCGGAAGATCCAGCCCTGAAAGTCTCGGATCTCGCCGACGTAGCGCGCGATGCCGTCCTTCGTGTTTCGCATCACTTCTCTCCTAGTGTCAGCCGTCAATCGGCTTCAAAGTGGCGTTTCGCGCGAGCAGCCGGCGCGATGTTCGGCGCGAGCTCGTCTGAGCTCTCGTTCCAGAGTTGGTAGCGACCTTGGAAGTCCATGCCGAACTTCCCCGTCGAACCGCTGCGATTGGCCGCGACTCCGCACGCGACCAGCTTGTGACCGAAGTCGCTGTAATCCTTGACCGGCCACAGGAAGATGACGGCGTCGGCGTCCTGCTCGATCGATCCCGACTCCCGCAGGTCAGACAAGCGCGGCTCTTTGTCTGGCCGGCTCTCGACGTCTCTGTTCAGCTGCGATAGCAAGAGCACCGCGCATCCGAGCTCCTTCGCAAGCGTCTTGATGCCGCGGCTGATCTCGCCAATCTCCTCGTTGCGGTTGCTCTGCCTGCCGCCGCTGCCATAGCACAGTTGCAGATAGTCGATCACCAGCAACTTCAGCCCCTTGACGCTGCGGGCCTTGGTGCGAATGTCACCAAGCGTCAGTCCGCCTTGATCGTCTATGTGAAGAGGCAGCCGGGTAAGCTGGTCGATGCCTTCAGCCAGGCGGTTCCAGTCCTCATCATCGAACTTGCCGGTCAGCAGGCTGGAGTACGACACACGGCCGGTGTTGGCGACGGCCCGATCAACGATCTCCTCCTCGGGCATCTCCTGACTGAGGATGAGAGTCGGCATCTGCTCTTTCGCGAACACCGCGGCAATCTGGGCGCAAAGGCTGGTCTTGCCCACCTTCGGACGGGCGGCCACGACATAGACCTTGCCACCGCGCAGGCCGCCCGACAGCAATCGGTCCAACGTTGGGATGCGCGTCCGCCAGCCGCTGGGAACTTCGCCAGCCGCCAGAGCGTTGTAGTGATCGATACGGCCCGCCAGCAGATCGCTGATCGGCTTTGGCATCTTCCGAGCCGACTTGTGGGACAGACCACTGAACAGCGCTGTAATCTGCTCCAGTCGCCCTTGGTACTCGCCTTCCCCGGCCACGATCTCCGCTGCCTGCTCCAGCGAGGCCGCAAGATTTCTCTCAAGCGACGCCGCCCGCAGAATTTCGGCATACCGGCGAACTGCGCGCCACGTCCCCGACACCATGGCAATGGCGTTGATGTCTGCCAAAGTGAGTTCACTGCCGCCCATTTCGACCAACCGCTGGTGCACCGTGATGGCGTCGACTTCCTTGCAGGCCATGATGAGCGACCGCGTCGCCTCAAAGATCGCCCGGTTGCCGGCGTTGACGAAATCGCCCTCGGTGAGGATGTCGGCAACTCGATCGTAGGTCTCCGGCGCCGTGATAAGGCACGATAGCAATGCGTGCTCCGTGTCCAAACTGAATGTGCGGCTCATGCGGCAACCTCGCTGGGCGCTTCTTCTGGCAATTGCTCGTCGTCGGCCTGGTTGTAGTTGCCGTTGCGGATCTTGTCCCAGTTCGATTGCTTGACCACCCACTCCAGCGTCGCCATGAACGGCGTCGCGTCGGCCGACTTGGCCGGCACACGACCAGACAGGAACCGGCTGAGGCCGATGTACATGAAGAACCTACGGAAGAAGCGCAACCCTTGTTCTTCGGTTTTCCAGCGTCGTTTGACGGCCGTCTCGCGCCACCTCGCACGCAGGGCATCAGCCTTTGTTCCCCTCCAGGTGCTCGGGAGGTGCTGCATGTGCAGAGGGAGTACCTCCGCCCAGAGTTCCAAAATGCGTTGATGGGGGCAGTCTGGCGGCGTCGGCGCAGCCGAGGACAACGAAGAAGCTTTAGCTTCTTCATGCATAGGTGCTTGGTGCTTGGTGCTTGGTACCGAACTCGGGTCGGTCTCACTTGGTAGTCCACCGTCCGTCACGCGTGACTCACGAGGGTCGTCATCGTGATCCGTGTCGAATCCCGCCGCTCTCGCCCGACGGTTCGCCGAACGCACGGCGTCCGCTGCGCGCTTCTTCAGCATCTCCGTCACGCGAACGGTGATCGTCTCGTGGTACAGGCGGTCATCTGACGCGAGATACCAGCCGCTCAGGATGACGGCGCGGTTCTTGGTGAACACCTTCGGGGTAATCTCAAGGCGCGCGATGATCAACGCATCGTTGTTCGGCAGAGACCCGCACGGCACCTGCTCCCACGCGACCATCCAGAGCATGAGAAGCCATGGACGGACGTCACGCGGCGCCAACGCCCAGGTATCCGACTTTCGGATCTTCTCGTGGTCGAGTTCGAACCGCCAGCCCTTCGCGCTGGTATCGGCCGGATATGGCGGCGGCAGCAGATCAGGCATCACCGAGCAATTCCCCCGCCTCATGGCGGCGATGCGCCGCCAGCAGCCGCTGTGATTCAGCCTCGGAGTTCAGCCCGGCCGCCTTGATGGCGTCGAGGTCGATTGCGGGCCGGCGGACCGGTCTGACGGTTCGGCCAGTCACTTTGCACGGGCGTGGCGACGCGTTCTCAAGCAACCCCATATCGCGGCATTCCGCGACTCGGCCCGTGATGCAATTCACCGGCAGCCCCGTGATTCGCACGAGTTCCTGGAGGCTGTAGTCCACCCCCGGCTGCACCGCCGCCATGACCTGCGCCTGGCGCTTGCCGAGCGTGCCATCGGCCTTGAGGTCGTGGTACGTTTCGATGGACGTTGATGCGACGGCCATGGCTAGCCCCTCCAATCAAACACGCTGGTTGCCGGGCGGGTGTGCACCTTCCGGCGGATCTGGCCGATGAGGCTCGGACTGACGCCAAGCCGGCGAGCGAGGTCGGCGCCGGACTCATCCGAGCACATCACTTCCAGGCGCTGGTCGTCGTCCAACTTGCGCTTGGATCGCGCGTACTCGGCGATGGCGGCGTACATCTCGGGGTTGCTCCATCGGCCACGCTCGCCGAGGATGGCCTGCCGTTCCGCACGAGTTCCCCAGCGTGAATGCGCCGGGTTGACGCAGTCGCAGAACAGGCACTCGGGCCGTGGAAGCGCCTCCTGGCCGCGCCGCGGGCGCTTGCCGGCCAAGATCAGAGCCGCGCGCCGGCCGGTGACATCGTGCTTCTTCCCGTCGATCACGAGCGTGACCTGTGCAGTGCCGGAATCCTTCACGCGCAGCCCCCACCGCCAGCACCCGCAGTCGGGTTCGATGCGCGAGCGCAGGCGAAGGTCTTCCACCTCGTAGATACCGCCGTTGCGTTGTCCCTTCTTCAGCGGCATCACTTCCTCCGTTCTTCGTACTGCGGCACCTTCACGCTGTCGAAGCCCGATACGAATCCCGGCGGCCAGTTGGGGATGGAGAACGTCGGATGCTTCGGTTCTGCTTCCTTCACCGGCTGCCGGCGCGTCCTGATGACCGCCAGACGCCATTGCATGAAGCCCTTGCCCTCGGTGGACTTCTCCACCAGACCGGCCTCGACCGCCCGGGCCAGCGCCGGAACCATCGCGTTGGGCTTGGCGCCGATGGCCTTGCAGATCTGCATGTTGGGCACCCAGGTGCCCGCCGGAAGTTGCCGCTGCACCCGCTCGATGGCTTCGAGTGCTCGAGCAGCGATCGTGTCGGGCGCTGGTTGGTACGTGGCCATCACTTCGCCCCTGCGAACACGCCACGGAAGTGCGCCGCCATCTGCGCGCCGATGTCCGTAGCAGTGACCTCGGCCGGAGCGTCGAGTTCGATGGGCTTGGCGTCAGCCGGGCGGTTGGCGATCCACTCGCGCATCCGGCTCATGTCCGAGCGGGGTCGGCACAGTCCTTGCCCGACAAGTTCATCGGTGATCCGATCGATCTCGACTGTGTCGCGGATGAGGGCGGCATGGATAAGTGCGTCCCGGGTGTTGGGATCGAAGTGGCAGGACGGCGTGGTGTCGGGCATGTGGAGCCTCTTGCGGTAAGGGTTAGTCGGCGGTGACGTCAGCGCAGGCGGCGTGTGGTAACGCCAGTGATGCCGGGCGGCAGGTTGTCGGCGCCGACGGCGGTAGAAATGAACTCGCTCTCGCCACCGCCCGTCGCGCGCAGGTAGTCGACTTCGACCTTGGCGGTCTCGGTGATGGAGCGACCGAGCTCGTTCACAGCCCGAGCGCGATCAAGATCCATGCTTCCGTTCTTGACGGCCTGAAGGGTCTCGAACAGAACAGCGCGAAGGTCCTCGATCGTCTTGCGGTCAGACATGGCTGCCCTCCTTCGCTCGCTTGTTGATCTGGCGGTTGATCGCTCCGCGAAGCTGGTAGACCTTGGCGATCTCCGACCCATAGCGGTGGTATGTGTTGCGGCGCATCAGCTCGGCGCGCGTGATCGCTTCAACGGCATCAGGCTGGATGAGCGCCAATTCGCTGGTGCGCCGGCCCGGCTTAAAGACGACGATGTGTCCGACCGGGACGGGGCCGTTCGCCTCGATCCAAACCTTACGGTGGACGTGCATCCAGTCGGACTTCTCGCGGAGGTCGGAGACCTTGATCTCCAGCAGACCGTCCTTGTCCAGGCGCAGCGTCCCGACAGGGAGCCATGTCTGCGGCTTGTTGCCTGGGCGGAACTGCGTCTCCACGGCACGGCCGCCCGGCTGGTACTGCAGCCCCTCGTTCCAGGCACGCTGGCCTTTGGCGAACTGGCGAGCGCGCGCCGGATGAGCGTCGGTCATGCGGTCGCGACTCGTAGTGGCGATGAACTCGGGCGACTTGCGCAGCCCCAACTTGATCGCTTTCTGGTGCGTGGAGGAGGCTGTCCGACCAAGATGCGCAGCGATGTCAGCCGTCAGCGTGTCGGTGTACTGCGAGCGAAGGACATCTTCCTCATAACCCGTCCAAGGGCGCTTCGCATTCACGATGCTTGCCCCCGAGCTTGCTCATCCATCGCCCTCACCGCCTGGTCGAACAGGCGCCACACGAACTCGGAGTTGTCCTCCGTCACTTCGGGGAGCGGCGTGATTGGCAGCGGGAGCCAGGGGATCGGCGGAAGAGTCGGGGTGTTCATTGGCCGCGCTCCATCAGGCGATCAAGTTGCGACATGGCCTTGTTCAGGAGATTCGCGGCCGAACCGATGGCCTCCGTCAACTTGACCTTCTCGTCATCGACGCTCTTGCGATCGGGGCGGGCGTGCAGGGTCTCGTCGCAAACATAGAGCAGCGGGTCGTACCGCTCGCAGAAGTTCATGAGGGCGATCACCTGTCCGAACTTCAGCCGCTCGCTGCCGGCGCTGTTCAGGCAGTCCTTCAGCTTGGCGTAGCCTGTCTCTGGCTTGAGGTCTGGCCAGAGGAACGCGGCGCAGGCCTTGAAGCCCTTCCCGCTCTCGCCGACCATCGTCTGCAAGGCATCGAATTCGTCCTCGTAGAAGAGGCGTCCGGTGTTCATTTCGGGGCTGTCCTAAGTTCTAGGGTCGGTTAGGGAAGACGATTTCGGCCAAAAAAAAGATCATTCGTTCAGGCCATCAACGACACGAATGACCCCCGATGAAACCCACCAAGATCCCGACTGCCGCCGAAGCGGTGCGCCTCTCCTTCCGGCGCGCCTGCATGACCATCTCTCGCGAGTACGAGCACCTAGCGAAGGCGTTCGATGCGGAGAAGCCACCGACCTCGCACGAAGCCGCAGTGGCGTTCGTGAAAGCGCGGCGCAAGCCGAAGGCGGAGCGGTCGTGAGTCACTCAAGCACCCCGCTGACCGATGCGGTACGCCAGTTCAAGAAGCCACAGCAACGTCAACACCCACAGGGCAACATGAGCCACCGTCACGCGACACAAGACAAATGCCTCGACGGCATTGACGACGCCGGCCACGATGGTGAGAAGCGAAATCAGTCCCAGAAGACTCACGACTCAGCCCCCGACAGCCAGAAGCGAACCACCGCAGGCGAAGGCGATGGCAGCGAATACGGCTGCGTAGAAGCAGGCCGCGATGAAGGTGGAGAGGATGCGGCGCATGGCTCAGTGCCCCTGCGCCAGCAGCACGACAGCCCAGCCGCAGAACGCGATGATGATGAAGCGCGCAACGATGCCAGGCCACGTAATGCTTTCGGCCTCGTGCAGCTCGTAGAGCATCCCCAGGAACTGAAAGCCGCCCAAGATCGACATGGCGATGAGAAAGGCGTGCATGGATCAACCCTTTCTGGTCATGAAGCAGAAAGCCAGCGTGAGGGCCGCCCCACAAAGGAAGAAGACCCAAATGGGGGCGCTCGCAGTGGAAGCCGCCACCATTGCCGAGACGGCAGTCGATGCAACCGCACAGGAGAAAGGACGCATTTAAACGCCCTCCCCGTCCCAAAGGCCGAGCCGATGGTCGAACTCGCGCACGACCATCAGGCCGCGCGGCATCTCCTTCACGGCCGGCGCGTGCTTGGCGCGCACGAGTTGCAGGGCCTCGAGCAGTTCGGCCGTGTTGAACTCGCTGCCTCCGATGCTGAGGACTGGCTCGGGCGCCGGCTTGGCGTTCTTCGCTTCGCGCGCCGCGGTGATGCCCGGGACATCCGAGACTCGCGAGCAGTCGACGACCGACGAAACGCCGAATTCCGTCCAGGTCAGCCCAGCATCGACGCTCCGGTCGATACGGTATTGGCCAACGCCGATCTCGACTTCGCGGTACTCCGGCCACGACATCTCGTAGCTCTTGACGACCCAGGCGCCAGGATCGGCGGATGGGTCGTAACCCACCCACCCCGAGCCAGCAGCGCCGGACGTACCGCCCTCCTGCACGATGCGATTCGAGTGGATGTCGATGAGCGGGTCGAACCCGAAGATGGCCACCCGCTGGGCGGCGAGCAGGGTTTGCTCGTCGGAGTAGGCGGAACTCGGGAGTTCGGTGATCTTGTTCAAGGCAGGTTCTCCAGTTGCGGCGGGGCCGCTTGGGGTGGATCAGGCGGCGACAGCCGGAGCGGGCACTTCGACGTTGCGCAGCGCAGCAACCGTCTTGGCCTTCTGCTTCTCGCTCCAGAGAACGGCGGCGCGCAGGTTCGTCGGCAGCTTGGCGGCGAGAAGTGCGTAGCGGACCTTCTGCGGATGCGTCTTGAAGGCGGCGGCAATCTGGTTCAACGTCAGGCCACGCAGCAGCAGCGCCACGGCGTCATGCGCGTTCACAGTCGATGCTCGGGGGGGGG